TAGAAACAGTCTGCTTCGCACAGCTTGGCCCGCAGAATGCGCTCAACATCCGGCACGAAATACGTGTCACCGGGCGTGTAGACAATAACATCAATCGGTTCTGCTGACGTCAGTTTGGCGATGTCCGCCAGTGTGTTGCTGCCTGACAGCTGCCAGGGCGGCCAGGTATTGGACGCCTGCTCGTTTACCACTTCCGGATGCACGTGCCAGAACAGGCGGAACATCACGCGATTAACGGCAGTGTCCAAGGCGTCCGTGTCCAAGGCGTCCGTGTAGCGAAAAGTCTTGGCCAGGTTACAGCAGGGCACGGTGGCGCTCCAGGAGCCTGCCAGGGTGTTCAAGTAGGCAATCACTGGAATCTTAACTGCCTGCGCCAGGTGGAGGAAGGCGGTGTCCACGGTTATCAACAGGTCAGCCGCGTCCATCAGGGTCAGGAAATCAGTCAGCGTGGACGCTTTGACGTCATCCAGCCAGACTACCGCCGATCCGTACTTGGTGGCGATCCATTCCCGCAGCCGGACGGCGTGCGGAAACGGGCTGGACTTGCCTTGCAGGGCCACCAGGATCGTGGGCGTGCGGTTGCGCAGGTGAAGCTTGGCCAGCTCCAGTTCGCCCGCCAGGTCACGGCCATCCAGCACCAGCGGCAGCTTTCCGCGCAAAGGCAGCAGGCCCAGCGCGGCCCAGGGTTCTTCACAGTAGCTCCGGCACCTGTAGTCCATCGTGAAATCACGGGTACAGGGCTGCATGACCACCACTTCGGTATACCGTGTCGACGCCCATTCCAGCGCCGGTTGCGTCAAGTCGAACTTACCGGGATAAATGACCGGATTCCAGTAGCTGACCCAGGCCGCCGCATCCGCAAAGTCCTGGCTGATCACCACGTTGGGCTTTTCGCCGGTAGCGTCGAACAAATGCTTGAAGATCGGCAGCACGTTCAGCAAGTCACCGTACCGGCCTAAAACCAGGTAGCAGCGGATGCTGTACTTTATCTCTGGCGGGAAAGGCCCGACCTTGAACGGGTGAGTAATAAGTCCTATCCGGTAGCTTAAACGCTTCGTCTGAATCAGCGTAATCGAAGGCACAAACTGTTCCGCGAAGGTACGCTCATTTCCCTCAGCGTTGTAGCGGATCAGACCCAGCGCAGAGCGGAAAAAGGCGAAGCAGGCGGCATTGTCGTCCGGCTGCTCGACGCCGGAAGCGCTGCTGACCAGGTGGAGACTGTTGGTGACTGCCCGCATGTGAAAGTCGATGTAGTCGGGGTCGTACCAGTAGTTTGGCAGCCAGGGGAAGCACCACTCGGCCTGGGCCAGCTCCAGGGCGGCGTTCTTAAGCTCCTGGATGCTGCCGCCGGACTCCACCACCTTTACCTCCGGCGGCAGGCTTATGGCGCGTCCGCTGCCGTTGATGACGATCAAGCTTTTGAGCGGCCAGGTTTGCCGGATAAAGCAGAAGGCCGCGTTCATTGCGTTTTCCTTCAGGTCATCCGGTCCGATGACCATGAGTCCGTTTACCGAGGGTTGTTCAGGCCACGCCATAAGGGTATTCTCGCATCATGCTTAAACGCTGATTCTGGGTTAAGGCTCCGAAGTGGTGCAGCGGCTTTAGCCGCTCTGGATCGTACCACGGCATGTCTGCTATCCAGTTCGAGTCCAAAAAGGAAATCCGGCGGGCCACCGCAGGAAACTCGTTGAGCAGCCCCTTAATGGTGTTCTGCTCCCACTTAGGCCCTAAAGCCGCCCCGTAGCGGTCGTCGTCCTTGACGTCTCCGCACCGGCTAAGCGTAGGTAAAAACCAGTCGGTCCAGGCACACTTCTTAACCGCCAGCACGCAGGCGCACAGGCCGTTCCAGTCGGAGGCTCCCAGCAGGTCAAACTGAAGTTTGTCGCCCAAGTCGTCCACCAGCGCAAACGGACGAAGCAGCAGGCAGTCGGCGTCAATCCACACCGCCCAGTCCCCATCCTGTAAATCCGACAGCGTCGTTTGGAGGGCGGCTATTTTGTTCCAGGACGGATGCACCCCTGGGTCCAATAACTCCGTGTATACGTCCAAGCCAACACCCATGGCCGCCGCGTGCGTCCGCAGCGACTTGGCACACTGATCGCCCACCTGAGCGTAGCCCGCGTCGTATAGCGTAAGCAGCTTCACGTTCATAGCTCGGCAACTTCCGACCGAATAAGTCGGCTGCTGGCGCTTTCGTCCAGGTTGGTGTAGTCGCGGTGAATGCCTTCCCAGTAATCAAAGCGCATCTCCCGGCACTTGGTGTAGACCGCCATGCCGCGCAGGGTATGGTCATCCTTGCCGTGGTCCATGAAAACAGCTTCACCAACCCGTTTACAGCCAAAGGACGCGAAAGTTTCGTCCAGCCCCCTCAGATTAAAGAAAGTGCAACTGGTCGCGTCCCACGGCGACGTCGTGACCGGGCAGTGGATCAGCGGCTCGTCATTTGGCCCGTAGAATCCAGATTCCACGACAATGATGCCGCCGGTCTGGGTCGCGCCCACGACGGCAGATATGCCATTGATTGGATACCGCAGGTGGTACAGGACGCCCATGAACAGCACGGTGCGGAACTGGTTGTCCCGATCCAAGCTATACACGGACTTTTCCCGGATCGTCAGCTTGGACCCGCGTAGTTCGCGCATCAGGCCAATGCCTTCGCTGATGTTGTTATCAATGCCGGTGACTGGCTCGATGCCGTTGTCCTCCAGCCAAAAACTGAACATGCCGTCGCGACAGCCTATGTCGAGGGCCGGACCTTTAAGCAGCTTGCGCGCGTGCAAATCGTTCAGCTGCTCCTTGATCCAGTTCCAGGATTTCTCCAGTCCGAGACTGTGGCCGTGGGTGACGATGCTGGTGCCCGGCACTTCCATGGTGTGGTACCACTTAACCTTGTTCACTCTGACCCGCAGGGCTTCTTCGTTTAGGGTGTCCATGTGTCTTTAATGTTGTGTATTCCGGCGACCGCTCCGGCTACGAGCCTTCGCTTTTGGTAGTCGCGCTGGATAAAGCACTCGCCGTTAAAGGACAGCGCCTGGGTGACGGGCGAGAAGCGCTCCAGGTACTCCAGGCCGTAGGTCCGCGCCAGCTCCAGGCCGACGCGCATGTCCCAGGGCTTGTCGGTGTAGATTCCGCTTTTCCAGGCGGCAACCACTTCCTTGGTCCGGTAAATGGCGAAGCATCCGTTGGGAAACAGCGTCCACTGCTCGCGCGGCAGCCACTCGTCGCGCAGGGAGTAAATGTGGGCACCGGTCACCCGGTTATACTCGCGCACAATCAAGCGGCATATCGTGCGCACCCCGGGACCGGCAAATTGAGTGTGAAAGGGCACCGGGGTGCCTGCCAGCAAAAAGTCCGGGTTGTGGGCCAGCGCCTCGCGCAGCAGGCGCTCGTCCCAGGCCCCGCCTTTGACCCGGCAGTCGGGTTCAATGGGCATGAAAAACTCGGCGTCCAACTGTTCCGCCACTTTGATCACCTCGTTGAAAATACCAATGCCGGTAACGTGGGTGTTGGCTCCGCACCTGATCGGCTCGGCCAGCAGGTGCTGCGGCTGATAATCCGGGGTCTCGCTGACGTAATGCACCGGGAACGTCGGGGGATTGGCGCTTAAATTGCGGAAAAACACGTCATTGTGCCCGACTTCCGGCGGCGGCAGATAGCAGATACTGACCAGGCGCGGTTTACCGTGGATCAGGAGCGGAACGGAGGGCAGATCGGGCCGGGCCACGGAAAGGAAGGCTTCGCGGATGCTATTCTCCCACAGCGTAAGCTCGATCCAGGGACAATGAAAGACCACGTTCTCCACCCGGCCCGAGCATTCCCACTTGGGCCTTCCGAAGTGTATGGACGGCGTGTTGGTCGCCCGGTTCAGGTGCAAAATGGCCGTGTCGGCACAGACTAGCAGTTTCGCATTTTCCAGCAGCAGCAGAAAATCCGCAAAGTTGTCCAACCGTACCTCAGAAATGTCTACAACCGACCAGCCCCATTCCCGGCAGAGTTCGGCCAGCAACTTTTGCACCCAGGCAGCCTCAGCATCGGTCGGCGGCGAGGAATGGCTTTTTAAGCAGGTGACCACGTACGGCGAGTCGGGGTTGAACCGGTCGAACACCGCCGTCTCGGCGGTCGCGTTTCGACGGTCAAACACCAGCGGCAGCTTGCCCCACTGCTCCAGGTAGCCAAGCTTCTCCCACTGGGCTTTCAGAAAGTTAGCGCCGGTCTTGCGATTTTTAGACGTTCCAAAAAACATGCAGTTGGTCGCCTTAAGCCCGGTGCCCTCGACTTCCTTTACCGCCGATTCGGCGTCGTGAAGGCTGCCTTGAAACAACACTGGCTCCACGTAGCTTACCCGTTCCAGTATGGCGGCAAACTCCGGGCAGACCATCATTTTGGGCGCGATGCCGCTGCGCAGAAAGAGCGCCCGGCAAACCGGCAGCACGTTAATGATGTCACCGATGCGCCCCAAATTTACGATTACTGAGCCGTCCGGCTTGGGCGACGCGACCGTCAGCTTGGGCGCTTCCGCGTCTCGGACCTTGGTCTCCGACTTAACGTGGTGGGCCAGGACGCGGTCGGAATGCACCGCTACCGGGGTTCCCAACTGACCCAGAAACAGGTGCTCGTAGCCGTGGTCGTCATAACGAATCTTGCCCAGAGCTGCCTTGGCGTAGCCGCAGAAGCGCCGGTCCTGGCCATACAGCAGCACGTTTGCGCCGTTGGCTTTGCCCAGCAGGGTGTCGAGGTATTCAGGCGCATACCAGGCGTCCGGCAGCCAGTTAAAAATCCACTCGCCAGTGGCCAGCGCCAGCGCCTGGTTGCGCAATTCGCCGTAGGGCAGAGGGAGACCGACCACTTCCTGAATATCGGCGTTCGGCGGAGCCAGGGCGACACCGGTGCTGTTAACCACGATCAACTCTTTTACCGGCCAGGTCTGGCGAATAAAGCAGTAAATCGAGTTTAGCGCCGCGTCCCGTAAATCACAGGGGCGCACCACCATTACCGCCGAGACAAAACGATGTTCAGGCCATGCCATGCAGCTTTAGAACTGAATCAGCTGCCGGTTCGGAGTAGTTGCAGTCCCGACAGGTACCCATAGACCGCAAAGCTCATTTTTCCCGTGCTGTTGACCGCCGCCGAAACGGCCACGTAGTTCTGACCGGCTACAAAAGACGTAGCTGCCGTGTTGTTGACCGTGTGCAAGACAGGAGCACCGCCATTAACTCCAATGTAGACGCTGCTGGTGCCCGAGGCGGCTGCCGAATAGACGTACAGGGTGTAGCTGCCGGGCGGGATGTTGCGCAGGTTGAACGTGTTGGGCACGGACGGACCGCCTGCGTACGTGTTCAACATGGGATCAAAAGTGCTCTGGGTGCCTGCCGCCGATGTCAGCGGCGCAACCCGTTCCAAATAAACGACGCTCAGGCTGCGGTCGTAATTCAGCAGCGGAATCAGCGGAGCACTGGAAAACACCCAACCATACCCGTATCCGTAGCCGCAGGTATGGTCCACCGTTGCCGTATAACTGGCGGGAGTGTAGACATTCCAGTAGTCGCTGGCGGTTTTGCCGACCTGAGCCGGACCCTGCTTGAGACCCGTGCCGTTAAAATCGACATTGACCAGCAGCTGCGTCGCGTCCGGCGTAAAATAGCGCTTCCCGCCGACCAGGGTGGCTGCCGTGCCACCACTCAGATCGCGCGGCAGGACGTCAGGAGCGAACCGGATCATGTCGTACTGGCCCAGGACCTCGGCCCCATCTTGCACCAAAAAGGTTGGATTTAGCCGCAGAGGGTCCAACGGGACGGTGCCGACGAGCACTCCCATCCAGATTTGGCTGGTTTTCGGCGGTCCAACCAGCGCCCCGCGCGTAACGGGCTGCCCCGTGACCAGCCCGGTGGAAGCCAGGCCACTAAGCGTCACCAGCACGCCCAGGCCGCAGTCAATGGTGACGTTGGTGGCGTACGTGGCCAGCAGCACCGGGTCTTCCGTGTAAAACTCCGGGAGCGACGTCCATATCCGGCTGACCGTCCCCGTGGCCGGAGCGATGGCGCTCTCTCCCGCCGCCAGCTGCACGGTGATGCCCAGGTTGACGCTGCCCTCGGCGGTGTACGCGTACAGCAGGGTGGCTGACCGGGAAAACGGCGGTCGAAACTGGGTGACCAGGTTGATGACCGACTGCGAAAGGTTGCTCATGAGGGTATCGTCGGTGCGCCGTTAAAGTTGAGGGTGGACGTGTACCGTTCCACCGCTTCCGGGTAAAACGTGGCTTCCAGGGTCAGCAGCTGGGATTCGGTGTAATTCAGGTCCGACAGCTTGTACCCGGCGCACCAGCACTGCCGCAGCACCCACTTGGTGTGTTCCTCCATCTGAGGCAGGGTGGCTGCCGCCGTGGCGGACGGTGCGCCCTGCGGACCAGCGGGCGTGCTGGTGGCCGCGCCCTGGTTCGACTGCCTGGCCGCCTGCTGCTTCAGCAGGCTGTTGTACTTGGCCACCGCAGCGAGCTGGGCACCGTTTACCTGGCCGGTGGTCGTCGTGCCGCTCAGCCCCTGGACGATATTCTGCATGTTGCCGCGCAGCAAGCTGACGTTGATGTCGAACCGGCAAGTCGTGCTAAAATTGCTGTCCAGGGTGAAATATCCCTGGGGACTGAGGCCCGCAAACCCGCCGTAGCGTGCCCCGCGCCCCGCCCGCGTCAGCGCCACCCAGGCGTCCAGCAGGTCCGCCGTGTCACTGCGGTCGGTGCCCTCCCAGGTGTCCACCACAAAGGTGATTTTAGCGGCTTCCACCGGGTCGTCCCAGTTGGGCATGTTGTACGGCACCGAGTCCCGGCGGAACACTTCCGCCTTGAGCCTGACTTCAGGCAGGCTGACGCTGCGCACAAACTGGCGCAGCTGCGCGTTGAGCTTGACGTTGGCGGCGCTCTGGATGCCGCCCGCCGCCAGGGTCAGGTCCACCAGGAACAAGTCCGAGCGCTGCGGTTCCAGCACGCTGGACGTGTTGGCGTCCGTCTGCCGTCCCCAAAGGTTAACCAGGTTCTTATTATCAGCGTCACGCGACATTTGAGTAACTACCTTGAGCATGAACCTTAACTTTACGTATGCCGGAACGGTGGAGCTAAACCAGGACCCGCTGAAACTTGGCCGGTTGAAGGTTCGCGTCCCGCACGTCTATGGCACCAGCGCCACCGGCTCGGGCTACATCGGCACCGGCGACCTGCCATGGGCCATGCCAGCAGGCATGCCTGCCGGTGGCAGTGCCCTGAGCGGGGGCTTCTCCCAGATACCGGAGCCGGGCGATCCCGTCTGGGTTCGCTTCCTGGATGGGGAGCCGGAAAAGCCCATCTGGGAGTGGGGCATGCAAACCATGAACGGGGCGCAGAAACTGAAGCTGCACACCTATGACATCGGCACGCCCGTGGGCAAGCCCAACCGCACCGTCTGGACCCGCTACAGCCACGCCATCGAGATGAACGAGGGTTCGCTGATCGCCACCACCAGCGCCGGGTACCGCATTGTTCTGACCGACGACACCGAGGTCGGCTCTTCGGACGGCAACATCATGGTCACGACGCCCAACGGCAACTACTGCCAGTTCGACGATCTGGACGACACGGTCAAGTTCAACGTGCTCCAGGACCTGTACTTCAATGTCTACGAAGGCGTGACCGGCATCTCCAACAGCTTTTCCTGGCAGACCCTGGCCGATGACTTCAGTGTAGACAGCGGCGGCGGCATCGCCCTGACCGCTTTCGACAACATTGACATTTCCACCGTCGGCGACATCACCATCGACAGCCTGAGCGACCTGAACCTGACCACCGTCGGGGAAATGGTGCTGGGCTTCACCAACCTGACGCTGGGCATTGGGGCTACCCAGCAGGCCGTTTTGGGCAATTACCTGGTGGAATGGATCAATTCCCTGTTCGTCTGGCTGGCCGTTCACACGCACACCAGCAGCAATCCAGGGAACCCGACGTCGCCGCCCACGCAGCCCACGTCCTCGATCACCCCGGAGGCCACGCAGCTGCTTTCGCAGACCGTCACCGTGGCAGACTGAGTTTTGCGTTCTTAGTGGCCTATGGCTATTCGCACCAACCTGAAATCACTGGTCCCGCGCCGAGACGCGTACAAGCGGGAAATCACCCTGCTCTCGCGCGGCTACACCAGCCCCACGGCCTGGCCCGGCGGCAAATTGACCGTCTACCCCTGGGACAATGAAGTTGACGACTGGTTCGTGGAGAACGCCCGCAAGCTGACCAAGGAGGAGCTGATCTTTAGCCTGTTCGAGCGCTGCTGCAACCTCAACGGCGGCAGGCTGGACGATTTTGTCGCCGACGAGATCAACCTGATCCTGCTGGTGTCCCGGGCGCGCCTGGCCAACGACCATATTCGCTACACCTCCGTGTGTCCGCACTGCGGGGCCAAGAAGGACGAAACCATCGCCATTCCTGACGAGCTGGAGCCGGTGGGGGTCAAGGAGCCGGATTATCCCGGTTTCGATGTCATCACCCTGCCGGACGTCCAGGACGTCGTCAAGGTGCGCCCGCTGTTGGTCAAGGACGAGCGCGCCATCGTGGGCCGACCCACCGTGGAGCGCGCCCGGGTGCCTGACACACTGCTGCGCACCCTGATGCGGGTCGTCACCATCAACGACACCCGACCCGACGCGCTGGAAGAGCTGATCCAATGGTTTCGGGCGCTGTCGCCAGCGGATTCCAAATTTCTCGAAAAGGAGGGCCGCCGCATCACGCCGCATCTGAACACCGCCGTGCCACACAAGTGCGACGAGTGCCTGAAGACCTTCGACCACGTGCTGGACCTGGGTCAGGAGTTTTTTCGTTGAGGCGGCTTATATTAGCCGCCAAGACCGCTGGAGAACCCTGTTTGAACTGGCCTGGGATGGCAAGGGCCTGACGCTGGAGCTAAGCCGCGTGCCCGACGACATCCTGCGCCAGATGGTCCACTGGCGCAACGAAAAAGTAGAGCAGGAAAACGAGAGAAACTCGAAATTGCGATGATCAGCGCAGCCCGAGAAAATGAGCTGATATGTTGCGAATCCATGTTTTGAATTCGTCTACACTCATTGTGTTTTTGGCATAATTGCACACTTTGCACGCGGGCACGCAGTTGCTGACAGTGTAGCCAGAGCCAGAATCCAGACGATCAATACCGTTGTATACAAAATCTACGATTGATGTACGAGTACGGTACGACTTTGACGGCGGCGCTCCGCAGTAAAAACATTTTTCAGCTACGACGCGCTTAAATTCATCCGGGGTCAAAACCCACGCTATACCCCGGTTCACCGCCTGTCTTTTGACTTGACCGTAGACTGCGTTAAACGAGGCGGTACCAGGAGGTAACGACCATGCTCGTTTTGCCGCCGCTACCCTGTTCTTGATCCCCACACAGCCGCAGCTGATGGTTCCTCCGCATTTTAACGATTTTACCGCTATTGACTTTTTCTTGCCGCACGCGCAGACACAGATGACGCGTCGTTCAACTGTACTTCCATTGCGCTGCGCAGTTTCAAAAGGTTTAATATCATAGCCAATCACCGTAAGCTGTCCGAACTTTAAGCCTGTTGGATACGTAGACTTGAACCTGTCAGTTGCGCACCCAGCAAAACTACAGCCGCAGCTTTTAACTGTTCGAGCCATGAGTCTGTGCGGCCTTTCCCTAATTATATTGCCGCAGTCACAGCGACAAACGAGCATCCAAAAATACGGAGGTTTGCCGTATTTTTCGTAGCCTTTGACGACTAGCTTTCCTGTTCTAGTGCCTGGTGGAAATTTATTTTTAAGCACCGTTAGCTTTTTCATACCAGTACCTACACATGATAACAGCCTGCTTTGACGCAAATAGTATTTTTGCCCGGTCCTGGTACGCCGCCGAGCGCAGCGGCGGGGAACCGCTGGACGCGGTCAGTCTGATGGTGCGCTCACTGCTGATCCTGCTGAATCCCGACATCGACAAACTTGGGGTGTACGTAGACCGGACCCTGTTCGGCTGGGACCCCAAAAACATTTCCAGCAACAAGGGCCGAGAAACCAAACCAAAGGTATATCATGACACCAAGGAAGCCGTTAAAGATGTTCTGGCGTTCCTCTTTGGCACTGTCAACTTTGAACACGACCAGTACGAGGCAGACAGTGTCGTGGCAACCGCCGCAGTACGCGCCGCCAAAACGGACGAAGTTTACGTGGTCTCGGGTGACAAGGACCTGCAACAGCTTCAGCGAGGGAACATCCATTACTATTGCCTGAACACCAAGACCATCCTCTCGCCCGACTACATCCGGCGAAAATGGGGCGTGCCCCGGGCCAGCCAGGTGGCGCTGGTTCAGGCCATCACCGGCGACCCGGTGGACAACATCAAGGGCGTTCATGGCTGGGGTCCTAAAAAGTGCCGCGAGCTGTTCCGTAAGGTAAATCCAGACATGACGTTCGAGGAGGCCAAGGCGGCGCTGCTGAGCCAAATGCCGCCGGAGTGCCAGGAGCAGTTCCTGGCGTGCCTGGAGCTGACCCGCTTAAAAACCAACGTCCCGGACGTACCTGATCCGGGACGTTTGCAGCTGGCTTCCGTGGCGGAAGCCAAATCGCTCGGTATCCCCAACATCGGCCTGTTGTACAGCCGCGTCTACGAGGAGTACCAGACTAGACGGCGATGAGCGGCAGCGCTCCGCCGCTGGCCCGGTTGTAGTACCGGACCACCGTGAACTCCAACAGCGCGCCGCCGGAGGCGTTGCCTACCAGCTGAACCTGCGGATACGTGGAGGTCACGATCAGCTGGATCACCTGGTTGGCCATCAGCGTGTTGTTGAGCAGGCTGCCCGGCGCGCCCAGGTCCGCCCAGGAGGTGCCGTTGAATTCCTGAAAATCATAATTCAGCGTGTTGACGCCGCTATTCTTCATCGTCACCATCAAGCTGGCCGGACCCTGCTGGATGACGCTGAACAGCGTAGACAAAGTCTCGCCGACGAATTGGCTGTCTGTGACGGTTGCAATCATACGCTAACTACTGTGCGTTGGGATTCCGGTAGTTGTACACGTCCCGGCTCTGGTGCAAGCCCAACATCCGGCTCGTTTCACTGCCGGGTTCCGCCTGCCTAAATAACCGCCTGAGCTGAGGCTCAATGCGTTGCCAGGCCGCTTCCGCCTGTTCACGGCTCACGGGACCAACAGCTTGGCCTGTTGTCGGGTCCTTGAAGCCATGAACTCGTTCCTCAACAAAGCGCTCACGAATTTGGGTCATAGCGCCATCCAGTTCTCCGGGTACTGCGCTGTGTTGCGTGGTGGCCTCGATGTCGGCCTCGCCGATAATTTTCTGGATAAGTTTGTTCATAGCTAAAATCGAATTCTCCAGGTCAGCGTGGGCGCGTAATCTGAAGTCTTGTTGATGCTGGTGGCGCGGACCTTGCGGGTCACCAGCGCCTGGCCGCCCGTCAGCAAGCCCATCTCGCTAATCAGCGTGCCGTTGGCCTCGGTGGTGCCGATGGTGAAAGCTACGCGCACCACGAAAGGCGACATGTAGTCAATCGAGTCCACGGCCTTGTGGTACAGCGAGCTGGGGAACAGGATGGGCGCGGCCAGCGCCACGTCCGTCACCTGGGCCGCCGTCGTGCCGGTGCCGATGGCAAACAAACTGATGGCGTAGTTGACCGTCGGGCTGCGGCCCCCGAAAGCAAAAGCCATGGCCTGGCGGCCTTGGTCGAGGAATAGATTCTTGCCCACAGGCACCTCGTGGCGCTCCAGGCCCCAGCCAGCGGGCTGCCGCCCGGCGGGTGCCTTGATCCAGCCGTAGTCGACGGCCTGCTGCGTGGACAGCTCCTGGCCGTCCGCCAAGGTTATCTTGGAGATGGACACAAACCCAACTGGACGCGGTAACATCATAGCGGCAAATCCTCTTCCGGCTCAGCCACGCCTGCGGTATCCACAGCCAGCCGGAAAGCGGCGTAATCGTCCGGGTCCACCCCTTTGGGCGGCGTCGGGGACAGGGCCTCGTACCGTTTAATCTCACGCAGGCGGCTGGCCCGGCGCTCGGACAGCTTGCGGATCACCTGACGGGCCAGGGACTCCAGCTTGGGCGTAAAGATCGCCTGGCAGTCCGGACACGACGCTTGCTCACCCGCCTCGGACTCGGACACCAAGGCGTTCAGCTGGCCACAGCTCGGGCAGACGTGGGCGGTCCCCAAGTCAAACTCCGGCAGAGGGGCCACTTCGAGCAGTGGACGCTCAACCGGAGTACAGACCCGCAAGATGGCTTCTTTGTAGCGGTCGTACATTACGTGGCGAGCACCGGCGTCGTCACCATGCTGTTGACGTCCACCGGATAGTACCGGTCAATCTGGAGGGAAAACATCATGTTCACGAAGCCGCTGGCGGTCATGTCGCCGTCGCTGAACTTCAGGCCCTTGGGCTGGCAGCCTTCCAGAACGTAGGTCAAGCCCGGGTCCATGGTGGACGCCCCCGGCTGGGCCTGGTTGTTGATGTCGTTGACCATGTTCTGCATGTTGGGCGTGTACCAAGTCATGCGACCCATGGCCTTCACCTGGGAGGTCAGGCCGACCCCGCCGGTGCGCGGATTGGAACTCAGCCAGAACCACTTTTCCAGGGCTTCCGCCGCCCGGGTGGAGAAGGCGTAGCGCACCGGAATTTCGATGGCAGGCGTCGGCGTGTCCTTGCCGATCAGCAGGTTGGTCTGCTGCATGTATTTCACTTCGATCATCTCACGCTCCCGGTTCGGGAACGGAAACTTCTCCAGCAGGAATTGAACGTCATCCACCCACTGGTAACCCAGCACCTGGGGAAGGCTGATGTTTACCTTCCACAGATCGGAGCGCTGCAAGTCCAAGCTGGTCGCGCTGGTCTGCGCGCCAAAGGTGTTGTTGAATCCAATTTTCATAGTCGATTAAGAAATGCTGTTGATCACCGCCCCGCTCTCGTAGACCGTGGCGTTGATGTAGATTTTCTCCGCCACGTCGGCGGGAATGAGCGCCAGGTTGCAGATCACCTGCCGGTTGTTCCGGTCGTCGGCGGACGCCGTGATGGACAGGTTGTAATCTTCCAGGCCCCGGTCGTTCTTGATCCGCGCCAGGAACTCGTTACCCGCCAGGTCCATGTTGGTGAGCAGCTCGGCGTCGTTCGGATCGAAGACAAACCGGCGGAACACCTGCGCCAGGCCGTTGACGGTCCAGTTCACACAGATGACCGAGTGGATGGCCGTCAGCTTGCTTTCCAGCCGCTGCATCGTGCGCTCGCCGTACAGGAAAAAGTTCCCCTGCATGTTGAGGATCGGATTGACGCTGTTGCCGTTGCCGTACATGGCCTGAAGCGTGTCCTCCGACACGTCGTCGAACTGCACAGCTTCACAGTCCGGCAGGTAGCCCCGGGTCTCGCCCGCGATGGCGTACCAGGGTGCAAAGCTGTTGAAGGTGAAACCAGCGGCGCGCGCCCAGAACACCGACGGCGGCACGAGCTGGGTGACGCCAAAGCTGTTGGTGCGCTGACCCCAGTTCCAGAACACGGCCACGTTGTGGCTGTCCAGCTTGCCCGTTTGGTTGTTCTGGCCCTGGCCGTTGTGCCAGTCGATGGCCTGCCGGGCGTTAAGCCGGGAGGGCACGTCCGTGACGGCGATGGCGTTGATCGCAAAGCACGTGCTGGCCAGCTGGCTCAAGATCGCCAGCGAGACATTGTCCATCGGCAGGATGATGACGTTGACGTCCACCTTGCGCTTGTTCTCGAAAGCCCGGATGCCGGAGTATTTGTCCGTCACCGGGTCCAGGGTGCCGGTCCAGACCGCAGAGTCTGCCACCGGGTCCAAAGTTTCGCCGTCGGCTCCGTTGACAAACTGACCGCCCTTGGCGGTGACGACACCGTTGATGACCAGGGTGCCTGCGTTAATGGCACCGGCGGGCATCGGAACCGGCAAGCCGACCGTGGGCGTGCTGGTGTAAAAACGAGCATCCCACGGAGCCACCGTGTTGGCGGGCGTCCAGCCGTAATTGTTGCTGCCGATGATGTTGCTGACGTAGACGTATTTGCTGATGCCTTGTGCCAGCCGAACATCCCAGTAATTGGCGTCGCCCGGAATGTTGGTGATGTTGTCGTGCGTCTCTTCCAGGGCCGAGTTCCAGTAAACTTCCAGCTTCTTGGTGCCCGGGCCGGACCCGGGCCGGACTTTGACGTACAGGCCGGTCGCCGAATTGGTGCCGTTGGCCCAGCTGCCGGGACTGGCAGCGGACAGCCACATGAACGGCTGGGACCCGGTGGCGGCAAACACCTGCGCGCCTGCCGAATAGTTGTCCTGCAAAGGCAGCGCCTGGTAACCGATCTGCTGAATGCTGGCTGTTTCCAGGAAGACCGTGCCGCTGCCATCCGGATTGACCAGGCGGCTGGCCACACGCACTTCCAGGGTGGGAACGCGTTGCGGGCTGCTCTGCTGGATTTTGAGGACCATGCCCGGCGTGACGCTGGTGATGTTTGAGGAAACCGTGAACTGAAACGTGTTCTTGACCGCGTTGGAAATGGTGCCCAGCGAAAGCGCGTGATCCGCCGTGTTGGTTCCGCTGCCGTAGGTGTAGCAGGACACGACGCTTTCCGCCGTGAACGCGGCGGGGTTGTTCACGCTGTAGGAAATCTGACCCGCATCATAACTGTCCTGCAACGGCAGGCCCGATAGGATGGAAAGGGTGCCGTTGGAGGCGCTGGTCACCACGGCGTTGACCGTGGACTTCTTTCCAGGTTCCGTGACGCTGATGTACAGGGCGGATGTGGTTGAAGCGTTAAGAATGTCGTTCACCGCCGCGTAGCTGTCCGGGCAGTTGAGCACCAGGTTGTTGACCGTGCCCACGCCGTCGGCGGCGGGCAGTTCGGTGAAGGTCTTGCCGATGCGGATCACCGTCATCTGGTTGGTGTAGTCCGAACACGCGTCCACGGCATCGGCCATGAAATAGCCCGTCCCGTCGGACGGCCCGATTAGGCCCGTGTCCGGGTCCGGCGTTTCAACGGTCGGAATCGGGTTGCCGAAATTTGCCACGAAGTCATTCAGCGACTGAATCTGAACGGGCGTGTTGAACGGTCCCTTGGTGGCCACTCCGATGAACCCCGGTTTGAACCGGCTGCTCGTCGGCGTAAAAAAGGACTTGTCAACAATCTGCGTGTAAACCCCGGGAAAGGTTTTTGGTGTAAAAGACGGTGTCGTCATAAGCTTTCGCTGTCTTAACTACGGGGGTGCCTCTGGGCACCTCCCTGGGTTTCTTTGGCTGTTCCGTTGTTCATTGCCTTAACTACCGATTGCCGCCCGTCTGCCGTTGTCCGTCAGCTGTAGACGCCTAGTTTAATCAAACACCTCCTGGCTTTCACCAGGTATGATCGCCGGGGCCGGGCTGGCCGTCGGCAGCGTGTTGTTCGTGTCCGGCTGGTACGTTCCGCAGGGCGGCATGTCCGAGGTGGCCGCCCGGTAAGCCACGGTCGGGTTGGTGTCGCAGTCGCCGCGCAAATCCACGGGCGTAACGAAATCCATGTCGGACGTGAGCGTGAACGCCTGGACCACGGTCGCGGGCACGGCGGCCCCGCTGTTGAAGACCAGGCTCCAGAGCGTGGGATGCACCTTGTAGCGCAGGTCCACTTCGTAGCCCTCCATGACCACCGTCAAGCTGACGCGGAACTCCACGTTTTTTCCCTCCTCGGGCGTCTCGGGCGTCATGTTCTCCACGTCCCCGTCAATGTAGACGCGCACCAGCTTGGGGCCGATGAGCGGGTAGGCGACCATTGTCCAGGTCTGCAACTGCGTGCCGCCGGTCCGCCAGAATTCCCGAAACAGCTGGTTCAGGAAAAACGACTGGGTGTCGGGCCGGTTGCAGAAAAAGTCAATCTGGAACCGGTAGTCCAGGGCCATGGGGTACCGGGCCACAATGACATTGCCCAGATCGCCCCGGGTCAGGCCGGTGCCCTGCTGCGGCTTGCCCGGCACCGGAACCGTGTCATCCGAGACGGTCGGCCAGGCGATGTGCCGCATGTTGTGGATGGAAAAATTGTGGCTCTGGCGCAGCTTGTAATTTTTGCGGAAGACCGAGATCACCGGGTATCGGATGGGCGCGGGATACGGCTGGTACAGGGGATTGCCGTTTTCGTCCTTGGCATCCAGCAGGTACTTGTACGGATTCTTGTCCATGGCCCACAACCGGGTGAACTCCGAGAAGGCGTCCATGGGGCTGGACATGACCACCGGCATGGGCACACCCCAGCGCAGCGTCAAAATCCGGTTGAGCCACGCTTGCAGCGCCAGCTCGTGGTAGCGCATGCCGGTGCTGGCCAGCGCGCCGGAATCAAAATCTAGCACATTGCTCACGCCCTAAATACAAAACGGGGGTCGCTGCACAATGCAACAGCGACCCCCGCCAGGGGCACTGCCGCGAACAGCGCGGCAGAGTTCACTAGAACTAGATCAGATGGGGACCAACAGGGACGTCTGCATGTTGTAGATCGTCCCGTTCTCCGACTCAATCTCGGCAAAGCCCGGGTTCGAGTCAGAAATCTTGCGGACCTTGCCCTTCAGGCCGGTCATGCCTGAGATCGGATCGTCCACGACCGCGACGGTCTGGCCAGACTTCACGTCCTCGCCCAGGAGTTGGTTTACGGCTTCCTGGACATAGTTCCGGCTGCCGCTACTCACAGCCTCGGTGATTACGTTTTTGATGTTCATACTTTAACTACGCTTTGGGCCTGCCAGCGCGGCGGCCACGATTATATGGTCAATGTCAGGCTCCGGGTCAAACCAGTCCGACCCAAGTCGAAACTGGCGGATCAGCGACTCAGCGGAACCTGCTGGCTTAACTACGAGGTTCCCGTGCTGAAACTCGACGGATACCTCCTCCGCCAGGCGTTGCACCTGTTCCTGCATCTTCTGGACGCGCAGCGCCAGGTCAGGCACCGGCTTTTTGCGCAGTCCGGCAAACGCGGTCATCACGGCCAGCACGATGCGCTGCCGGATTTCCGGGTCCCGCGTGCGCTCGGCCATGTGCTGCTGGAGCGCCTGTTCCATGAGGCTGCCGATGCTCATAGTTCCGGCAGCGGCCTCGTTTGTATACGTTCCTGTGGCACGGGCACCGAGGGATCGAGCAGCGGCTTGGCATCGCCTTCCGCCGGGATGACCGTTTCGCAGATCAGGCCCAGCCAGACGTTGGTCTGCTGCCAGAATGCCTGCGGCTCCAGTACCACCTTCTGGATCATGTGCCGGTAGCCGTCGAAAAACATCATGTCGCCCTGGGCCGGAAACCAGTCAAACTCCTGTAGGTGCAGATTGGCCAGCCAGATTTTGTGCTTCTGCATGGGCGTCAGGCCCACCTTGGTGAGCCGCCAGTCGGGGCGCTCCTTGGTCACCAGCGCAGGCACCTTCAGCTCCCGGGAGAACACGGTGCGCTCGTCCAGCGGCATGTGCCACAGGTCGTCATACTTGGTCGACCGGCGATCCACTTCCAGGAACAGCGGCCCGGGGATGGGCGCGTGCTTGGCGATGTACTCCGCGTGGATTTTCAGCGCCGTGGTGACGTCCGGCCTGAGCCTGAAAATCTCGCCATCGTAGAGCCACTCTTTTCGCTCCGTGTATTTCATTATGAGCTAAATACGCCCGGGTTTTCCGTTCTTGCGACGTACCTATCACTAGAACATGAAGAAACCAACGGCACTGGACGATCTGCTCCAAGAACTCCGCGACGACGGCACGATCCGGCGCAACCCGCACGTCAGCCCGGTGACGATGGCCAACATCTACCTGGACGGCATCGAGGAGTCTGATGAAACCGAGGCGATTCAGCTTAACTCCGAGGAGTGCGCCCTGATCCTGGCCAACGAGGACACCGTCGAGCGGCTGGCCGAAGCCTTGAACCACCCGAAGAACGCCAGTATCCACGTGCTGGACCTGGTCCTCAGCCCGCGCCTGATCGGATACCTGGAAGCCAACCAATTCACTGTAGACGAAATCTAAACCCGTATGGCCGCGCCCCTCCAACCCGGTGAAGGCTTCGCCCAGGTCCAGTACCAGATGGCGCTGCCCCAGCAACAGTTCCAGACCTTTGACCCGGAGCAGGTGTCCCTGGTCGAAGCCAACCTGCGCGATGACGTCTTCGGCGACGGCAGCTGCATCCACGTGTTTCAGAGCAACAACGTCGCCTACCTGACCATGCTCCAGAACGCCATGAGCAACGGCAACCCGCTGCTCATGTTCCGCCTCGGCTTCGGCCCGGCCACCGGCATGTACTGGCTGCCCTGGCAGCAGCACATCGTCACCCGCCACTATGCCAAGTTTCAGGGCATTGGCGACACCGCAGGCCACCTCCTGGTGGTCCACAGCAGCAACAGCCTGGTGCGCATCCGCCGGACCCAGCGCGTGCTGTCGCGCAAGGGCCTGATCAGCGACATGGTCAGCGCCATCGCCCAGGCCAACGGCCTGAAAGCCGTGGTGGAACCGACCGACGGAAAATACTTGCTGATGCAGGCTTTCACCGACGACACCACCTTCCTGCTGAAGCGGCTGCTGCCCCGAGCGATCAACCAGCAGGGACGTGGCGGCTACTTCTGCTTCATCCTGGACAACGTCCTCCATTTCCACACGCCGGACTACCAGGCGTCCGTGAAGAAGATGGATTTTTACGGCTCCTACGGCTCCAGCCTGGAAGCTAACGATTACAGCGAGGACAGCGCCCTCTGGGACGCGGGCATCGCCGGGGCGCGGGTGGTGGCCGCCGACCCCTACACCGGCGACTCCAAGGAGTTCCTGTCCGACCCGGCCAAGGCCGTCAAGCTGGCCCACAGCATTTACCAGTTCGACAATGTAGACAACGGCCAGCGCAACCAGGCGTACCATCTGGGGCAGAACCCGGTGTCGGAGCTGAACGCCCTGGCCCAGTTCCGGTACCAGCACGCCCGGCTGCAAACTTTCCGTTCCGTGATGGTCCTGCAAAAGACGATCAACATCCGGCACGGCGACCTGCTGGGCCTGGCGGTGACCCAGGAGGGCAACCGCACCAGCGAGTATTCCGGCTACTATTACGTGACCAGCGCCGCCCACACGGTTAAAAAGTCGCTGGTGACTTCCGTGTATACGCTGAACCGGGGTGAGACGGAATTGAAGCAAACCGGGCTGGCCACGCAGAACAGCCAGGACCAGCTGGTGTCGCAAAACAACGCCCCGGGCGTGACGCCCAACATCATCTCGCTGCAAAGCTCGGCCTTGACCAAGGGGTCTGGAAACACAACGTCCGCCACAACGCTGCTCGCCGTGGCGGACGCACAAACAGGGGCAACAGATTAAGTGAGCGGGCCGGGGATTTCTGCCGCTTCCCACAGCGTCGGCGACTGGCCGGTGAGGCTGCTGTTATCCAGCCGGTCAAAGCCCAGTTGATTCCACTGGCGCTGCGACTCGATCTGCATGCGCAGCTGGCCGGTGGTTGTGCCTGTGCAGTACACTTCAAGATAAGGCAGGTGGCCGTTCAACAGCAAGGTCTGCTGGCCGCCTGCAACCAGGTAAGCCGCCGTGCCGCTAAAACCGTACAGGGGGTACCGCGTGCCTGCGGTGCTCCGGTCCGACGCTTCGTTGAGCACGACCGAGAAGTTGGTATTACCCACGTTCTCGAAGGTGACCAGCATGCTGGTCGGCATGCCGGAGGTCGCAGCCGGGAACCAGTCCCGGTCCTGCAACCGGGCGGCGACGTAACCTGAAACAACCGGACACTGCACCAGTGTCTTACGCGGCATTGGGGCTAAGTATTCGCCTGGATTCATAGATTAAAACTGCAAAAAGGGTGAACAGAGCGGACCAGGAGCTTACTCCTCTTCCTTCTTGTCCTTCTTTTTCTTGGGTTCCGGACGGCTTTCACCAGGCTCTTCCTCGCCTTTGGGTTCCTCGGGCGCTTCCTCTTCCGGTTCAAATTCGTTGGCTTCACCTTCGCCTCCGGCCTCGCCCTCGGGCGGCAGATCACCGGGCGGCTCGCCGGGCATTTCCATCCCGCCTTCAGCGCCCAGCTCACCTTCAGCCCCCAACTCACCTTCAGCGCCCATGCCGCCTTCAGCGCCCATGCCGCCGTCCATGCCGTCCATGCCGCCCTCGGCACCAGGAATCTCCTGGCCCGTGACGTTGGCGGTGAGGTCGGCGAGCAAGTCGCGCATCTGGCGCAACAGGCCCAGGGCGGTTTCGCCCTCGGTGTCCGCACCCACGGCGGCGTCGCTTACTGCCGGTTCCATGGGTTCATCCGGCGCGCCGAGTTCGTCCATCCCGCCGTCGGGTTGGGAAAATTCATCGCCTGATGGCGCACCTTGGGTGGCCGCCAATTCTTCATCGTACAATTCCTGTACCAGTGATTTTGCTTCGTTCAGTGCGCTCATATTGTCATGTTGACCTGTTGCTCTAACTACGCTACTCCCGTCAGACTCCCAGGTGCCTGGAAACTGCTGCGAGGGAATCATACCCTTGACGATCCGGTTGCCCAGCACCCGGCGCGGCTTGGCCTTGTTTGTAGACGTTTTCGGCGCAGCCGTTGCGGGCTTTTTCACAGCGGGCTTGGCTGGAAGCGGCTTCGGCAACGGCTCGGGCTGGATCATTTGACGCGCGCCCTGCGCCGGTTTCTTCGGCGCTCCCGGCGGCGGAGCCGTGGGCGGCTGGGCGGCCCCGGGCTTGGCCGGTTGGGGTGCGCCTGGCTTGGGCTTGGGTTCGCCGGGCTTGGGCGCTCCGGGCTTGGGCGGGGCCTTTGTAGACGTTGGCTCCGGCGGGCGCACCGGGGTGACGGGCTGCGGCAGGATCAGGCCCAGGTTGCGCGCCTGCTTGCGGTCCTTGTAGACTTTCTCCCGTTCGCGCGCCGCCGCCATGGCCCCCTCAAAATCGGTCCAGCGCTTGGTGGCGATCTTGGTCAAGCGGTTCAGCTTTTCCGCCGTATCCGGTTCATCCCCGGGAAAAGACGACAACAGGCCGTAGATGTACTGGCGGGCGGCCAGCAGGTGCTTGCACAGGCCCGGGCGACCGGAAGGGTTGGTGATCCGGGGTGCTTTGTTCCACGCCTGGTTGAGCGAATTGGGACCCACCACGCTGGACCCGCGCTGCTTGTTGGCCCAGGCCCACCGGTAGCGGAAGTCCGGGCACATGCAGTCCACCACGCACTCCAGGTGCTGCAAGGGCACGTCCTTGGGGTTCTTGCGCGTCGGCTTGAAAAACTTGATGTAGCCGCGATGCCGCAGACCCGTGGTGCTGGGGTTGGACTTGAAATTGAAGCTGTAGTAAACCGTGTCCTGGTAGCTGTCGATCTCCAGCGGCGGCCCGCGCACGGTGAAGCTGCGGTACACCCGCTTCGGATCGGAAATCCGGAAGAGCTTGTCGAAGGACAGGCGCTCGCACAGGCTGAGCGGCAGGCTGATGGTCACGCTGGGCATGGTCATTCAGGCCACACGGGCTTTACCGGGAAATTCAAGTAGTCCGGCCCTCGGCGCACGGTCAGCACCACCCGGGTGTCCGGCTGGACCAGGGCCAGCGCGTCGGCCAGCTCCTCGGGCGTGGTCACCCGGTCGTTGCGCTGGCCGGAAGCCGTGTCGTACTGGATGGCCACGATCATGTCTCCGGCCTGGATGCCGGACAAGGCCACCGGCCCGTTGTCCGTGGGCGAAAGCACATAGACGCCGTCTCGGAAACGCCGGTCGTACGCCAGGCCCAGGGACGCCTTGGGGCGGTTGTCCGGCTCGGCGGGCGGCGCTTCGACCGCCTGCGCCTGCGGAGCCGGGTTGGGCGTTTGCGCCGGGGCCGCCGGTTGCTTCTCCTCCGGTTCGACTCCGACGAAGGCGGAACCCATGCTCACGAGCTGGCCGCGATTGTCGCGGCTGTTGGAGCGCCAGATCAGCCGGGCGTCCGGCGGCAGGTTCAGGCGCTGCTCCAGCTCCTGGGCCGCCTCGGCGGGCAGCCGGGCGGGCAGCTTACTGGCGTATACAATTATGTCGTTGGGCGCTTTCACGTGGACCAGGGTATAGCCGTGCGGCAGGCCGATCTCGTCCAGCGCCTGCTGTACCTCCTCCCGGCTCACCGGCTTGGGGTAGCGGCCTTGCAGCCAGGAAGCGGCCAGCATGAGGCTGTCGAACGTACTGCCGCGCTCAGGCAGGTGCGGGCCGTACATGTATACGGCGGGACCCGGCCCTTCGGCCTCCAGAAACAGTTCCACAATTTGTGCGGCGGTTACCACGACCTAAGTACGAGAACCCGTTCTAAGCAGGCATGGCTGACTTAAAACTCAAGCGCCTGAAAATGCGCAACTGGATGAAGTTCCGTGATGTGGATTTGGAGTTCCCCGACCAGGGCCTGATCCTGGTCCAGGGCCTCAACACCGCCTCCGGCGGTGCCCTGGCCTCGGTGGGATCGGGTAAGACCGCCGTGGGCGAAGCTTTGTGCCGCACCCTGCTGGGCATCACAGGCCGGTTCACCAGCGCCAAGCAGTATAGCCTGGACAAGCAGGGCGACCTGTACGTCCGTCTGGAGGCCGAACTGCTGGGCAAGCCGCTGCTGGTGGAAGCCGGGTACGCCTGCGACGAATTTCAAAGCTCCGGCGAGGCCCTGAGCTACACCCACGGCGGCACCCGGGTCGAGCGCGGGCGCATGCAGGAGACACGCGCCCAGCTGGCCAAGCTGTTGGGCGTGTCTCCGCAGCTGGCGGACTGGACGGCCTTCATCGACGGCGAGCGGCTCAAGTTCAATCGGCTGTCCCAGGCGGACAGCGTCAGCCTCGTCATGGCGGCGCTCCGCCAGCCAGAATGGTCCAGCTACTTTGAAATCCTGAAGAAAAAGTCGGGCGAGTTCCAGGTTACCGCCGCCAAGGACAGCCAGGCCCACGCCACCGCCATCGAAAACCTAACCGACGCCCAGCGCGACCTGGACGCGGCCAAGGACGCGTATCTGGCCGCCAAAGAAGAGCACCAGCGCAACCTGGACAACCACGAGGCCAAAATCAACGAAGTACGCCAGCGCAAAGTCAATCTGGAGAATCGCCTGAAGGAGATCAGCGCCAAAATGCAGGAGATCAAGACCCAGCTGAAACTCATGGAGGACGAGCGCGCCAAAAAGTCCCACGACATTGAAATCAACATCCACAAGGTAGAAGACGTCCTGACCGCCCTGGACGACGAAAAGGAAAAACTCCTTAAAACACGTGACACGCGCCAGGAGACCATGTCCACCACGCGCACCGCCAGGCAGAATTACCTGTCCTCGGCGGCCAACTGTCCGACCTGCAACCGGCCCCGTGGAAAACTGGACCCGGAGCGCCAGCAGGAGCTGGAAGCTGCCTACCAGAAGGGTTGTAACGCCTTCAACGAGATCAACGAACAGCTCAGCCAGCTTAACGAGAAGATCAAGGCCAAGCAGCAGTCGCTGCGCGACCTGCGCAAGGAGTTCAGCGAAGCGTCGGCCAGCGACGAGGTCAAGCAGCTGTCGGACGACTACGAGGACCTCGTCGAAAAGCAAAACGCCAACGAAGACCGCGTCCAAGACCTGGACGTGGAACTGGCGGGCTTGAAAGCGCCGCCCTCGGACAGCAACGTGGTCAGAGCGGCCACCACCTTGAAAGCCTCCAAGGCGTACCTGCAAAAGTGCCAGGACAAGCTGGACGCGGCGGCGGTGAGCGTGACCCAGAATGACTTCACCGCGAAGGTGATCAAATACTGGTACACCGCTTTCTCCTCCTACGGCATTCCCAACCTGGTGCTGCGGGAAGCCATCGGACCGCTCAACCACGAGGCCCGGCGCGTGTCAGCGGCCATGACCGGCGGCACCATCGACATCCGCTTCAGCACGGTCCGGGAGCTGGCCAGCGGCCAGGAGAAGGCGCAGCTCCACGTGGAAGTAGACAACAAACTGGGCGACAAGGAACTGGCAGGCAGTTCCAAAGGCGAGGGCGGCCTGACCAACTTCATCATCGCCGAAACGCTGTCCGAAGTCGGCCAGGTTTCGCGGCGGCTGGGATTCCGGTGGTATGACGAAATCCTGCCCCATCAGGACCCGAAGGTATGCCAGAGCATCTACAGCTACATGAAAGACGTGGCCCAGCGCCTGGGCATCCTGGTGTTCCTGGTGGACCACAACCCGGTGGCCGCCAACTACGCCGACCACGTGCTGATCGTGGAGAAGCACAAGCGCGACCAGGTGGCCAGCACCATCCGCTGGCGCTGATCACTCGTACGGGGACTGGGTGTCGTTGCCCTGGCCAAAGCCTTGATAGTTGGCCGCGTACACCAGGCTGCGTGTGTTGTACAGCAGGCCCTTGACGTCGTCAGCGTACGTCTGAGGCGTTTCCGACACCGTCGTCGGAAAGTTCGACGTGCTGATGTTCTGCGAGTTGCCGTAGCCCGGGTTGTGGACAAAGGTAAAGCTGTATTCCGCCGAGGTCGGCACGTTGAAGCTGCTGCTGGGACCCCGGTTCCAGGGTCCGCCAAAAACCACCTTCACATCCTTGACGTAGCCGATGCAGGAAATGCCGACACTGCCCTGGGCGATCCAGATCAGGTTCAACCAGCAGGTCACCGGGCTGGTGATCATGCCGTTGGTGTCGCTGCTGGTGCGCTGGACGCTGTACACCTGCTCCTGGGAGGCCGCTGACTGACTAGAAGGATCGGTGGCCTTGCCGGTCAGGTCACTGCTCGTCCCGGCGACCGGGGCAACTGTAACACCCCGATTGAAAGTGCTGACAGGCAGAATGAACGAATGCAGCCTGGCCGCCAACTTAAGCAGTGTCAGTCCGCCCTCCTTGCAGTACTGGCTGTCCATGAAGTGGAGCTTAAAGCTCAGCGGCAGCTCCATGGGCTTGGTGCCCTTGTACTGGTGGATGCCGTCGGGCATGTTGGGCGCGTAGTTGACCACGTAATCCGCCGACCGGGCCAGCTCCAGCACATCCGGCATGGCGGGAAAGTCTACGGAGATCGTGTTGGCGTACCCCTGACCACCCTGCGCGTTTTTGAGCGCGTACAGCGAGTTGGTGCTGGGCATGGCCACCAGCCTGCCAAACAGCAGCTGGTCGTCGCGTCGAATGTTAATGTCCATAGGCTAGTCTGACAGTTCTCCGGATTTTTGCCATTGTCGCCAGGTTGAATTCTGCTTGGCCCGCTCGACTTCGACATCGCGGCTGCTGTCCTCCGCCTGTTTGAAGCGCTTCTCCGCCCAGGTCAGGTGCTTCTCCGCAATGAGTCCCTGCTTTTTAGTGACATCAAGCAGCTCTTTGTCCTTGAGCACTTGCGGCAGGCCACGCTGTTGCACCGTCTGAAACATGCCACGGGTGTAGACGCCGCGCGCAATCGCTTCCGCCGCCACCACCTGCTGCTCGTCCATCCACTGCTTCATTTTGGCGCTGCGCTCGCGCGGGTCTTCGATGCTTTGAAACATCGGGATGGCCTGGCTGTACAGTTTGTTCAGCTGGTACTCCACCCCGCTGGCGGTGCCGAAGCGGGCCTCCCGATACAGATTGGATTTGGTGCGGTCGGCCAGCAGCGTCGCCTTGTCGAACTCCACCTTGCGGGAATTGGCCTGCGCCTCAGCGGTCGCCTTGTTGATCTGGTAGATGTGGTACACCATGCCGCTAATTATGGCAACGCCTGCGGCGATGACAGCCAGCGGACCCAGGGCGGTAAAACGGAGCATCGCCCAGATCAGCCGCAACGACCCCAGCATGCCGCTAAAAGTCGGCGCGGCTGCGGTGTACCCGGGAATTTTTCCTAGAATGCCGCCGACACTTCCGGTGTTGCCCGCCGCCTGGGCCACGGCCAGGGCAGCCGCGCTTCGGGCGGCTATGCCCGCTGAAACCGCGACTGCGTACAGGCTCTTGACCAACGATCCCAAGCCGATCACAGCCCATCCAACGCCAACCGCCAACGCGGCCCCAGCAACAGCCACTGCGACTTTGCTTTTAGCCAGCCAGCCCGTTAAATCCGCCAACTTGTTTACGACGTAGCTGATCCCAGGCGTCACGTAGTACAGTGCCTGCTGGAACAAGCCCTTTAGCGACTCGACGATGCGCGTAATCCCGGCGTTGGTGGCGTGCATCTGCTCCCGCCAGCGATCCTGAAGCGAGATGGTGCCGACCTGCTGCTTGTTGGCCCGGTCAATCGCCATGATCAGCTGGTTCGCCTGCTGAGCCGACATGTTGAACATCTCACCCAGGATGTTGAGCCGGAACTGCCGATCCCAACCCTGCGACTGTCCGACCAGGCTTTTGCCGTACGCGGCAAAACGATCCATGACCGTCTGGACGCCCTGTGACGTGGCCACAAACTCCGGCTGAACGCCCAGGATGCCCGCGCCCGTCAAACCTTCCGGCGTGGTCAGCTTGCTGACCAGCTCCTCCACGGTGCCGGGAACACCGCCGACTTCTTTCAACGCGCCCTCGTAGCGCCCGACCAGCTTGAGCACTTCCGGCAACCCGGCGGCACCAAGGCCAGGCCGTAGACGACCCATGACATTGGCCAGCGACTCGGCCAGTTTGGCCGCCTCATTGCCCGCCAGTGCCGTGTCGTCCACCAGCTGAGCCACCACGTCGGCCACGCCGCTGAACGAACCCTTAAGCTGCCGCTCCACGATGGAAGCCAGGCGGGCCGCCGTGTCCACTTCCACGCCCAGGCCCTGCTCCATTTGATTGACGATGCGCAGGTTATCGGCGAAAGTGCGCTCCGTATCCATGCTGTAGTGAACCAGCGCCCGTGCGGCGCTGGTCGCCAATTCAAAACTCGTGCCCAGCTCCGTCTGCGTAGCCAAAGTCCGCCGCATCAGACCGCCCCGGGTCTCCCAGCTGGCATTAGCCTCGATAAGATTCTGGTTTAACTGGCTTTCCTTGAGCACAAGGTCAGCCGCCATACCTGTGAGGGCCGCCAGCGCCAACAGTTTAAGCTTGTCGTATTTCTGCCAAATTTCCGCCGCCTGTATTTGAGCGCGTACGTGTTCACGGCCTGCCTTGTACGTTTCCAGTATCTGAGCCTGTTCCTCTTTCCGACTGGCCTTCCGTGCTCGGTTGTAGCCGATTTGAGCCGTATGGACTAAACCGTCAAAAACAGCTTCGGACTTTTTCAGTTCAGTCAGTTGAGAAGCTTCAGACGTAAGAACTTTAGAGAGTGCTTGGTACATCCGTGTCTCTTGCACGACGTGAGTAACGGCGTGCTTGAGGGCATCCATTCCAACCGTCAAAGCCGCGAGCTGGGTAACGGAAAAGGAGATGCCGTGCGCCGCCTTTTGACCGCGCTCCAGATGCTCCGCCAGTTTGTGGGCGTGCTCTGTTAGCTCTGAAAATTCACCGGGCATGGTTATTTAATGTTGACAGATTCAATTAAACGTATACATTTACGCTATGATCGTTAATCCATTCACCGCTGGCTTTGTGATCGGTCATGCGCTTAGCTCGCGTAGGCTGGAAAAGCCACAACCACCTCCACCAATCCAGGTATACACTCCGCTCACGCGCGCCGACCGGCGGCGATTAACAAAACTGGAAGCTGCCCGCCGTGTGCGTTCCGCGCAACTAGACGCGGAGGACAGGGCCTTCGCGCTCTTGGTGGTCCTCATTGTCGTCGGATTAGTCATCGGCAGCATCGTCGTAAACGGAGGCTAAGCCAACAACCGGTTAACCACCGACTCCGGCGTGCTTTCCTTCAGCTTACCGCCGCTTGTGGTCTGGCCCTTGTCCTGGTTCGTGAAACCCTTCAAGCCGCGCTGGTTGGTGATCGCCTTGCGCAGGTTCAGGGATTTGGTCCACTTCCTCGCCGTTCCACCGGGCTGGTCCATCACGTCCTTGGACGTCATCCGGGCGTAGCTGCGCGTCTCCGGCTCCACGTTGACCTTGCTGTGGTCCGCCAGATCGTCGCGGCCCTCCAGCGCCCACTGGCGCTGGAACAGCTCCCGGGCGGTCAGCGGCAGGGCCTCGTGCTGGACATGGTCTGGCAGACCCTTGGGCTTCCGGTGCGTGAAATCCTCCAAGTCGCCCGGCTTCATGGACCGTTTGATGTCCTTGGCCGCTCCGTAGAGCTTGCTGGCCGGACTGTGCTTGGCGGCCTGCATGGCCCGCCACTGTGCGCTACTTTTTGCTGGCATATATTTCGTTGCCCTAACTACCGGCGCAAACAGGCCGCTTTTGGCCCTGGTAAAACTTTGTTAAAATTTTATGTTGACGAGTTTGGATTTTTCGTCTACATTGGACACGTGACAGTCAACAACGTCTAAACTTAAACAATCAAACACAGGAAAAATATGAACGGTCTGATGCTACATTGCGGTGCCCACAACGTGACGCGCGAACAGGTCATGGAAGTCAAAACCCCCTCGCCCACCGATACCTGGTATCCCATCGCCCACGAGACCCTGATCTCCCGGGTCGAGCAGGCGCTGGGCAGCCTGAACATGCGCGTCATGGAGCAGGCGCACGCGCTCACCAAGAACGGCGACCGCTACTTCGGCCTCCTGCGCGTGGCCAACTGCCAGAAGACGGCGGACGACTACGCCTACGTCCTGGGCCTGCGCAACGCCCACGACAAAGCCTTCACCGCCTCCCTCGCCGTCGGGGCCAGCGTGTTCGTGTGCGACAACCTCAGCTTCAGCGGCGAGATTACCATCGCCCGCAAGCACACCCGGTTCATCGAGCAGGACCTCCCGAAGCTCACCGGCAACGCCGTCGGGCTGCTCGCCCAGAAGTGGTCCGTCATGAACGACCGCATCGCCCAGTACAAGCAGACGATGCTGACCGACTCCACCGCCCACGACTTCATCATCCGCGCCACGGACATTAACGCCTGCACGCTCCAGCAGATTCCGTCCATCCTCAAGGAATGGCGCACGCCCCGGCACCCGGAATTTGCCAAGGACAAGTCCGCCTGGCGTCTGCACAACGCGTTCACGGAAGTTTACAAAGAGACCAGCCTGACCCTTCTGCCGCAACGGTCCATCCGTCTAAGCGGTTTAATGGACGCCCAGGTGGGCTTCGCCACCACGACCGCAGCGGAGAAGGTTACGGCGGGCACGGTGGAAGTCGACGCAGCGGTCGTGGCCACGAACTAAAACAAACAGGGCTGGCCTGCGAGGCCAGCCCTTTTTCGTCTACACTTATATGGCTGAAGCTAAAGCACCCGAACCGCCCCGCAAGCCGACCAAGATCATCCAGGTCAGCTACGGCATGTCCGTGAACATCGGCAACTACGAATCCGTCAAGTTCGACCTGACGGCCCAGGTGACGCCGGACGAAGACTGGCGCGATGTCCTAGACTCGCTCCAACGCAAGTCGGCCCGCCTGAAGGAACACATCCAGGCCGAGCACGGCATCACCAACAGCTGACTAGGTGTTGTTGTAGCTGCGCGGATTACCGGCCACATTGGGGCCGTTGTTCTTTTTCTGGTTGCCCGCGCAGTTGAAACCGCACTCGATGTTCGAGTTGGTCACGGTGTTGTCCGTGGCCAGACCGCTGTTGGTCGTGGGCGCGGGAGTCGAGATGCGGCCCGAGCCAGCGGCGCTGGGTCCGTTGTCGTAGCGAGCGTTTGGATCAAAATTTTTATTGGCCATAGCGTATTAACTACATCGCCTGCTCCTGGCCTGGCCCGTTGACCCCGTAGTCAGGCACCCCAGGGGCCGGAATGATCTCCACCGACTGAATCGTCGGCACCGACGTGGGATTCGTCGCCCCGGCAGCGTTTGGCCCTACGGCGGGAATGATGGTGCCGTCCGGCGTGCGCCAGCTGAAGTTGTAAGGGTCGCGGGCGTATACCGTGACCTTGCTGATGGGCGGCGGGTTTCGCGGCTGCGCCAGCGCCCAGGGTGTGAATTCGGCCATGCCTAACTAGCGCTCCAGCACCAGCACGACCGGGTACAGTGTCTTGTCCAGGGACCAGATGGCCTCGTCCGGCGACTGCGGGCTTACCGGAAGCCATTCGCCGGTGCGGCTGTCCACCAGGGAAATCTTCAGCCCGTGATCCGTCGCCGTGCGCACGAACGACTTCCAGAGGCGCTTGCCGCCTTCCAGGTGCTCAAAATCGGAGACCACCCCGCCCGCATACTGGACGTAGCTGAAATACCAGCGCGTCGCCACGCCGCCCCGGGCGAAGCTCTCCCGGATGCTCAGCCGGTGCGCCTGCATGTAGCCCTTGATGTTGGACGGGCGCAGCTGAACCGTCATGACCGGAACGATGCCGGTCCTTGGCGGGTTCTCGGTGTCAGGCACGGAAAACACGTAGCCGAAGTTGCCCGCCGGGGAAAGGGCGTAGGCGTAGTCGGCATCCTGGGTCATCAGCTGGCAGGCCCAGTAGTTGTCCATCGACAGGGGCCGGAAGCCGGAATCTCGCTGGTAGGCGAAGGGACCTGGGTAATACTGGGGCGACTCCCGGAGCTGGCCCAGGGTGGGCAGGTCCAGGAGCTTCGTCACTAGCTGATCGGCACGCATACTAAAAATGTATACAATCGACAGGTCGATGTCAATTTAAGCTTTAACCCGTCAAAAACTGGGCAGGATGTCGAACTGCCACGTCTCGCCCGGCACCGGCTCCAGGGTCCTGATGCTGGCGTGGTCGCTGTCCTGGTACCTTTGGCTGCCGAACACATTTTCCCGGTTGGAGTAAAACTCAACGCGCACGACCCCTGCTCCCATCCACTGGCGGCAGCCGCACTGGAACGGCACCTGAATCTTGTGCCGTTCCGCCACGCTGGCATCGTGGCAGCGGTAGAGCTGGTCGTCGGGCATGGCTTGCAGATCGCGGAGCGTGCGCAACGGCCCGGCCTCCAGGAGCGCATCAACCAGGGCCACCGGCTTGCCGCGTTTGAGCGCTTCTTCCAGCTTGGCGTTCGTAAATGGCCGGTGCAGCAGGAGGTCCAGCTCGTTGTTGAGCGCCTTCAGCTCGGCGGATACGTGCGCAGTGGGCTGCGCCAGGCCGTCCAGGCGGTCATACTCAGCGTCCAACTGCGCGATACGCGCTTTAACCACGGCAAGTCGTCTCTGTCTCACGCCCCTAACTACGGACAAATTCAGTTCTAGCGGGCATGATCACGAATCGACTCGTTTCCATTGACATCCCGGGCGCGCCCGACGTCACGACCAAAGACGCGGAGTGCTGCGACAAAATGGTGGAGGGCGTCCACACCCTCAACCTGGCGTGCGAACTGGCCGCCGCCAACGGCACGCACATCACCATGTGGCCGATGCACTACTGCCCCTGGTGCGGCAAATCGTTTACCGAATCGGCGAAGGAATTCCTGGCCAAGCAGCCGGTCAAAGGTACGTGAACTTTGCAGGCTGGCGGCTGCCGATCACGGTGCCGTGGAAATGGGACCTGATGTTGTCGGCCACGAACGCGTCAGTCGCGTAGTCCAGGTGCGTGATGGCCACGACATCCGGACGCGTCAGCCGCAGGCTGAGCTTGAAGTCGCTCTCCGACCACTCAAATACCCGGCGCACGCGCTTGGTCGTGGAGGCGATCTCCGGCTCCAGCTTCAGCTCAACCCAGGTCAGCTCCTTGCCGCCACAGGGGCCGCTGGGGCCGCCCGTGCGGATTGGCAGCGTCCGGTACACCGAGCAGATGGTCCAGTTGAAGCAGGACAAGCCGTTGCGCCCGATAATGGACAGCGGCAGCGTTGACCGGCTGGTCACGTACGGGTACACGCCAAAGTTGGTGTCCAGCAGCGCTCCCTGGCTGCCCTCGACGATCCAGTCGAAACTGGACAGCTCCTCCACCAGGTCCAGCCACTCCGCCGACTTCACGACGGTTACGCCTGGGATTGGGTAGTAGCCCGCCACGGCATTGGGCTGCCTTAGCGTATACTTTTTGTACCGGGCGTACCCGCTGCCGGTACAGGTGCTGGAGATGCTCCGCCCCAAGCCCAGCTCTTGCTCCGCGACGCGGTCGTCAGGCAGGGTGATGGCCGCGTTCTCGTGGACGTAGACGCGAGCATTCTTTGGCAGCTGCGCCAGCTCGCGGGCCAGCTGGTCCAGGTCGATCACCGCGTCCGGCCCGATCAGCGTGGCGTTGGCCCGCATGGCGCAGGAGGGCAGGCAGTGGGTACACCAGGCTGAGTTGGTGTGGCCGGAGTTGGGGCCGGACTCGGCGAAGGCGACCAGGGCTTGGGTCTGCCGGGCGAAGTAATCGGCCACGCAGCCCTTGCCCTCGGAGCCGTAGAGACCGCCGCAAATCAATAGCTTCATAGCTCTGCTAGTTGACCGGGCAAGCGGTTTTGACTTTCGCTCTTCCACCTTTAATCGTGCCGAACGGCCCTTGCGAGGCTTGGTGCAAATGCCTTATGCCAGCTACGATAGACAGTAGCGCGCTGGGCTTTGTCAATTCATCCGAGTTTTTCATTTTGTTGGCCTTAAGGTAGGCGTAAATGTGCGTCATAGCCAAGCTCACGTGCCCGATTACCTGGCTCTCAAAAGCTCGTCGGTAGCTAGTCATTTCAGCGCCGTCATCCACACCGTCGGCTCTTAGCTTGAGTTCGCACATGTCCCACGCATCTTTGACTAGAGGATGTGTCATGTCTACAATGCCTCTAGGCTCTTTTTGATCTGTATTCCATTCTACCGGAAATCCTCCTTCTACTGTACCCTTATTAACGGTTATCAAGCCTCGACTATTTTGAAAATCCCTGCCGCGACCGCCCAAATGTCCCGGCAAGCGGTAACCGCCGCGATTACCACTGTCGGTGTCGCCGTCCGATTCATCCGATCTTTCGTAAGCAGGCTGTTTCTTTTCCGCGCGTCGAGTTTCTACGACAGTATGCGCCATGAACGGAAAATACTGCTTAAGGTGCTCCACGATGCTCGCATCCGTTTCAGGTCGATCTACGCTTAAACCTTCAAAGTAGGCGTCCACCGCTTTTGATATGAAGTCAGGCCGGTTTACCCTGTAGGCTGCCGCCCACTCAAGCTCCGGCAGCGGCGCGCCACCTTTAGTCTTACTTTGGTATAGTAGAGTGCGCCTGGACTGATCCGCAAAAACACAGATGTCACCGTCGTCCTTCGGCTCTAGGATTAAAGCCAAACGTCGCCGTACATCCATTAAGTTTATCCAGTCAAAAAGCGCAGTTTTTCCCTCTGACAGCATGCGCACGTTAAAAGTTTCGACTAAGTCTAAGTCGGGATGGCATTTCCAGATGCTAGCGATGAGCGGAAGTGAAGGATAATTACCGGCGGCATAGTGATTGTCACCACCAACGGTGCCGCTGCTTTTTTCCAGCTCAGGCAGCAGCAAGGTGTCTACACTAACAGGAACTTCTGCGCCAGCTTTAAGCAGCGTCTGACCGCGCTTAGCCTCCTTGCCCTCTTTAGTAGCGGCGACAACGTAAGACTCCAGACACTTTTTCATGCCGATGACTGTCCTGCTGCTTATGCCTCCAGTGCCAGGTGCCGTTGGCCAGCTGCTCGGTTGATTCCAGTTTTTTCTTGCCTCTTCTGTTCCCACGGAAGCAACCGTAATTTTGAAGTTGTCGGGAATAGAATAAAAACGGGTGTTCAGGTAGCGGCAAAGACCGTACTTGGTGTCGTGTTCGTTCCTCTTAAAGTCACCAAGTATGGTGTGTTCTTTTCCACGCTGCCCGAGTAGCACGATAACCGTGCCGTGCCCAGCCTCTTTCACAAACTTAGGGACTACTTTAAGCCAGTTAATACCGTCTAATTCAGGCACGTATCCGCAATCGTTTAACAGTGTCAATGGCATCACTGTTGTAGCATCCTCGTTTCTTCCAAAACCGGAGACCCAGTCGCCGATAAAATCGTCGCTTTCTTGAGTTTCTCGCCCATCGAAATAATCAGACAACAGCTCCCGCGCGCCGTAGTCCAAGGTACCGTCGTCTTTCTCTTCCCTCTGAAGCCACATCATATTGGTTTCTATCCGCCCGTTCAGCGTAACCACGGAAATGACCACAACACCGTAACCGTTCCACGGCAGTACGCTGCTCTTAAAGCCTACACCGTAGTTTCCTGTAATGGCTCCGATAGTGCGGCCTGAACCGCCAAATTTATTCAAAAAAGCTGGCATTTGCTGCGCACTCATGCCTGATCCGTTGTCGGCCACAAGCCGTCGGTACACTTGTTGGCTGCGTACTGCTTGCCACTCCACGTCGAACCGCACATCAGTCGCACCAGCTTGGAGGGCGTTTACGGCGGCTTCTCTTGACCATTGATAAGCCTCTGAAGATTCGTAGGCTCGGTTAATGTGAGCGTAGACGCCCACCATTTGCATATATTTCATGTTTTCCTTTCCCAGTCCCACCGGTTAATTCCAGCAAGTCCGGTTACACGCCGACTATAGTTCAGCGCTGCCGTTAAGAACAAGAGAAAAACCTTTGTGTGCGCAAATTTCGCTCGCTTTTTTCCACTCAGCCACTCCCACTACTTCGCGGTGGGCGCGATGGGCTGTGTCCATCGAGTATCTCGTATCTATGAGCTTTTTGTCTACGCGCCAGTACAAGTCGCAGGCAACCCTATCTTTATTATCGTAGGTCAGTACCCACTTTCTCAGCGTGCGCAAGGCTTTTGCAAAATTCCTGTGCTCGCTTTCAGTCATGCTAACGCCGTAAAGTTTATTTTTGCCGTCCATAAGGTACGGCGGATCAATAAAGCAGGGACAACTGAATCGACGTACAAATTCAACAGCGTCCAGTTCCGTCACAACAGTGCGTCCGGACAGAAGTTCATGGTAGGCTACTAAAAGGGCGCTTAAAGCGCCTACGTTATAGCGACAACCGATTGGCCACTTACTTTTCTGCTCCAGGCCGCCTATCGGACGTGAGTCGTGTACGATGCCGTTCCACGAGGTTCGGTTCATGAATATCGCCTTAAAAGCCCGATTCAAGTCTGTTTTGGGTTCACTGCTGCGGGTGGACCGCCACAGGCTTAATGTTGGCACCACATCAATCAGTTTAATTAGCTGATTGACACCGGCAGAGGGTCCGCAGATTACGCGCCATAACCCGGCTATGAGCGGGTCTTTGTCGTTCAGCCTTAACTTGATTTTTGGAAAATGGCGCGCCACGTGCAACGCCACCGAACCACCACCGACGAAAGGTTCGCCGTACTCAGTTTCATTTTTAAGCATTCCGACCAGGTACGGCTGTAGATCGCCGAGCATTCGACTTTTTCCGCCAGGGTACCGTAATAGGCATTTCATGTCGCCAGTATAGAACACACACAGACGAGCCGTGGCCAGCTGAAAAATGACTAAACGTCAGCATTGTTCCACGTGGAACACGTAATAAGTTTATCTTAGTAGTCTAACAGTTTGTCTACAATGTCGCTGGCGCTCTCCGCCTGGTGGCGCAGCTTGCCACCCCGCAGCTTAAACCCGGATTTGTTGACCCACTTCCCCACGGTGCCGGGAGCCACCTTGGCGGACTTGGCGATCTGCGCGTTCGACTGGCCGCCCTGGCGGCAGCGGATGGCGGCAGCTTTTGAGCAGATGTCTCGAAAATTGAGTTTATGTCCCACGGTATAGTTACACCACCAGCCTCTGACAACGAAAAGTTTAAGGCTGGCGGCGGGCTACCCTTCCTCCTACAAGTAGCCCGCTGCCAGATTGCTTAGGACGCAGGAGCCACGGGCGCGACCGTCGAGATGGCTTGCGCCTGGGTCACCAGCGCCGCACTGTGCGCTTTCAGGGTAGTCAGCGCGGCCTGGTCGGCGGCGCTCAGGGTCCCGGGTGAGTTGTTGAAGGCGGTAATTTCAGCATCCAAGGCTGAAATGCCCGTGACCACGGCAGCCAGCGCCGTTTGAATTCCCGTCAGGTCGGCATCTTCGGTGGCCGCCCAGTCTGTGATTGCACTCATTATTAGTTCTTTCGTTCTTTGCAGGTCCTGTACGGTTGCAGGCGTTCCGATGGACTTGCGGAAATCGGAAATCTGCTTTGACAGCACGTCAAATTGTTGATCGTTCATAAATTAAAAGGAGTTGGGCGGTGTCGCTACAATGCGCACCAGGTCGAAAACAAAAGACAGAATTCACGAACCTGACCCTAGCCTGTTTTTAGCTAAGTGCCTATCAGGTGTTTACCTACCGGCAGAAACTGAGAAGTGGACCGATTTGTGCTCAGTCAAGCTGGACCTGGCGCTCCTGGGCCAGCCTGACCTGGTCGGCGGCGAAAGCGTCCTTCAGCCCCTGGTCCGCCTGGGCCATCATGGCGATGACGCCCAACACGTTCCTGTAGACGTACTGCGCGGGCTTGCCACCGTCGTCTTCCGCTTCCAGCGGAATGTAGACAGGATTGGCCGTGCCGCTCAGTGTGGACGCGTCCACCATCAGCACGTACTTGCCGCCGCCCAGGGCCTCCTTGAGCGTGGTGACCTGGGCCGTGACCCCAAACATCTCGTGGCCGGTGATGTCCTTGCCCAGGGACTTTTTCTTGGCGTGCGGGTCGTAGCCTTCGTAGGAGGTGACGTAAGCGATGTTTGACGGCTGACGCAGGGAGACGTTGACGGAGAAATCTCCCTTCAGCCAGCCGAAGTGCGTGGTCGAGGCCCCGATGACGCTCTCAAAGCCCTGCTCCTTCATGAACTGGTTCACGGCCATCAGGCCGATGCGCCAGGCGGCGTGCCGCTGGCCCAGGGAAAGCTTCTTGGGCGGCCCTGGCTTGACGACGGAGGTTTCGCCGGTCGGGCTGACGGCGAACACCCGTTCGATCTTGGCTGGCAGCAAATTGCTCACAGCCTGGAAGAACAAATTACGCGCGCCGAGAAGCCCACCAGAGCTTGACGGCGGCGCTGCGGGCGGCGCGGTGCTCGGGCGTCTGCGGGCGGCCTAGTTTTACGGCTGACTGCTTTCGCCGTGTGGCGGCTGAGACCTTGTGACCGATCTGGCTAGTGCCGTCACGCTTGGGCATGTGGGCGCTGGCCTCCTCGAACCAACCCTCCCGCTTGGCAACACGGTAAGACCCCTGAGAGCCGTCGATCCAGGCTTGTCTGGTAGTGAACTTCCGAGCTTCTGCCACGATCAGCTCTTTGGTCCACTTGCGACCACGCACAGTGCCAACAGAGCCTCCGCTATTCCGATTCAACATGGTCCAGCCTTCGTTCTTGTACTGCGCGATGGCCAGCTTCTCCGCCTCCGGAGCTTGCTCCCGGGTCAAGCTCGTGGCCAGAACCTTGCGCGTGTAGGTGCCACAGACATCAGCGTGCTCCGCTACCGGGCCACTGACCTTGTGCGCGTACTGCCTGGCTCGTGGCAAGAAAGTCAACCCGACGTACGCGTGCTTGTCGGCAAATTCGTACACGTAGATTTCGTAGTCAGCCGCGAACGGGCTGGCCATAGGCGTCATGTGGGCGCAACACCGGTCAAGCAGGCCCCTTGAACTAGCCGCCTGGTAGTGGTTGTTGGCGTAGCGCTTCCAGTGCGAACGATGCGGATACTGCGCAGCAGATGCCATCAGCTCTTCGTCTGTGTACTTCCAACGTACTTTGTACGCATGCTTTGGATTATTCTTAGATGTGTAGCTCATGTACATACACTAATGTATCATGCAGTCAAACGCAACAAATAAAAAACCCACGGTTTCCCGTGGGTTTGTGAAGACTTAAGCGGCTAGGCTTAACCGATAGTCTGGCCAAAAGCGCTTGGACTATTCTGCACGAGGCCGCGTGCAAACATCTTCGAGTTGATCATTTTGCGCGCGAAGCTCGTGGCAAAACCCCGTTGATGGATGAAGTCAGGCAGCACCACGTCAGGGGTGGTGTACAGCTTCTGGTACTCGGCCAACACGTAGCCGGTCGTGAGGAACTGATCGCCCTTGTGGCCGACCAGGAACTCGTTCACCGGATAGTGGGGATCGGCGAACACTTTCTTGTTGCCGATGTCGCCCAGGTACGTGATGCCCTGCATCTGGACCCGGTTGTTCTTCGGCACGAACTGCGGCAGCGTGGCCACCACGGTAGCGGCTTGGAGGCCCAAGAGCATCCAGTTACCGGCGACCATGTTCGTGGAACCGAAGATGAAGTTCGAGGCAGTCTCGAACGCGTCGATGATGGAGAACTTGTGCGTCTGGTAATTGACGTTCGCCGGAGCGATAGCGTCCCAGACCACGAACCCGGCATCCGCCTTGGCCCGCAAGTCAAAGATGACCTGGCGGTGCTTCTGGTATTGCAGGGCGTTGGTCAACGCGTTGAGCAGGACGCTCTCCGCCTTGATGTTGTACATGGCCTGGAGGTTCTGGTCGGCTTCCTCGGACCAGAGCGTCTTCAGCTTCATCACCTTGGCGGTGACGGGGGTGCTGGAGAGCTTCATCTCGTAGTCCTGGATCGCCAGGTTGCCTTCCGAGTTGAACGCGTAGCTCACAGTGTAGCTGGCAGCCGTTTCCGCGCTGACGGTGATCGTACCCGCGCCGGAACCTTGATAGGTCACCACGCCGATATACGCGCCCGTGGCCACGTTGACGATCTGGCCGTTGCCGTCGTCCGCGAACTGGGTGCCGTCACCGAAGGAACCGGAAATCGTCCCGGTGCGGATCGGAGTCCATTCCAGCACGAACACGCCGGAACCATTCGTGGTGCCGGTTTCGTCCTGGACGACTTCATCAGCGTCATCGTCGCGGTCCACCGCGCCTTGCAGCGCGCGCCAGACGGGTGCGCCTGCCGGGGTGCGGCCTTTGCGCCGACCGGTGACGATGTCCATGTACACGATCTGGCTGACCGGGCCAGCCATGGGCTGGAGGGCCACCAGTTGATCAATCACGTCGTTTTCCGACATGTTGGCGATGATGGGGAAAATCCACTTGTCGAACGTCCCGAGGGAGGTCGTACGAGTGACTTCGTCCAGACGGCCAAAACGGCTGCGGCAGTTTTCGAGCATGATCGCCGCCAGCGGTTTCTTGTGCTCCGGCATGTGGTCGACGAATTCCTTCCAGCCTTTGGCTTCCCAAAGACCTCGGGGATTTTTGTCGCGGCTGACCCCGACCGGCGTTTCCGCCAGGCGGTAGCCCCACTCAAGGACATCCATGAAGCGGGAAATGTGCCCGCCATCAGATGCCAATACCGGTCTTCCACTTTCAGTTAGAATAACCATAAGTATTTATTTCTTAGTTTGTTGTGTTGGTTGATGGCGTTTACTTGACTGAACCGCTCAAGCGTTGCACCAGGCCGATGGACTCGCTCAGGTCGCGAATGTCGCGACTCTGGGTAAGCACACGGGCTTCGGTAATCGCCGGAGCAGCGGGCTTGGCGTCGTTGGACTCGGTTTTCACCTTGCCCGGTTCGGCGGCCACTTTCCCGGATTCAGGGCTGCCAGCGCCCTTCACCTTTTCGTCCTTGATGCCTTCTTTGGACGGCACTTCGCCCTCTTTGGGCTGTTTCAGCGCGTCAGCTTCTTGGACCGAATCTTTCTTGGGGCCTTCCAGTTTTTCCCGGATGACCGCGATGTGACGGAGACGAGTGGCCTCTTTGAGCGCCTTCTGGATTTCCGGCGTCTGCGCCTTGTCCTTGAATTCCAGGACGATCACCCGGCGACCGAGTTCCGTGACGTCTTCGTGATAGCGCTGGGCCATCAGGTCCAGGGCCTCGCAGGAGGTGTCGAAGTCGTGCTCCAGCGCCAGGAACTTGGCCTTGCGGCTTTCCGCCAGGCGTTGCCAGCCCTGACCGCGCCGGGTCAATTCTTCGACCATCTTCTGGCCGCTGCGCTTGCCTTTGATGGCTTCGCCCAGCTTTTTCTTGTACGTGACCGCCGTTTGAGCGGTGGCGTTGATGACGCGCATCAGCTTGCCGTTCTGTTCGGTCAGGCGTTTGGCCTCCTTGATGGGAAGGCGGGCCGATTGGGTCCAGGTCTCGGACAGACTGTCGAGTTCCTTGTGCAGCTTCTGGGCTTCCCAGGAGCGTTTCGGATCGGCAGCAGCCCATTCGCAGACCTGCTGGTGCAAGTCCTCGATTTGGCCCATGGACTCGGCGAATCTGCTCAGCTTGGTGGGTTCCAAACCTCGGAGCGCGGTCACCCGCGTCTTGATTTCGTTGATTTCCATATTTTTTGTGGTGTGTTTGTTGCTGGCTGTTGCAGGGCTACTGCTTGAACCAGATGAAGGCGACGATTCCTTCAAATTTTTGGCAGTCTCGGCTTCGAGGACTGGGGCCGTTTTGGCCGGTTGGAGAGATTCTGCGGTGGGGTTGGGGGAAACAGGGGCGGCGAACTGCGGGGTCGAGGTGCTGAGGGCGGGGCGCTGCGGGGTCAGTTCGGCGGATTCAAAACTCGGCTTGATGACCACGTCCCAGCTTTCACACACGTAGTCCTCCTCCACGTTGTCCACGCCGTCCGCTCCGCGCTTCAGGGAGCCGTAGCCTCGGCTGGACACCAGTGGATTGTAGCCGCCTTCAATCAATCCCATCAGCTTGCCGGACTCAGGTATGAGCGTGGGATTATACAGCGCAATCTCGCCCATGACCTCGTGAATGACTTTCCCGTCCGCGTCCTTGGACTCCACCATCTGCGCGCTGACCACCTGGTGGGAAATCGGGGATTGCAGCGTCACCAGGCCGTCCTTGGGATGTTCCAGCAGGCCGAAGGCGGCGTTGCGCTTGATGGCTTCCTGGAGCGGCGATCCGGGCGTGAGATTCTTTTCCCAGACGCGCTTGCTGTAGCGCCGGTTGTTGCCGTTGACGCAGTCACAGACGCTGAAGCGACCCGGTATGCGAGCAACACTTCCGCCGTTGGGACGGCTCTCGATAACGGGAGGTTTGGACCGGTCTACGATGAACGTATAGGCTCCGGCAATGCCTTCGGCTAAGTATTGTCTCATGTATGCGGCGGACGCGCTGATTAAAGGGTCCGCCTATAACCACGAGGAACCGCCGCCGAAAGTAAACGAAACGCGAAAACGCCGCTAAGACGATTGAAACTACATCAAATGTTGGGAGAATAAGGCAGCACCGGCGCTTTGGGCAGTCGCGGCCTCTCAATTAGCACCTCTGCCTTCAGAAAATTCCAGGCCATGGTCAAGGCTTCCTCGATGGCGTCCATGTTCGCGCCGCGCTGCTTGAACCACTCACGAACCTCCTCAATTTCAAGCTCTTCGCTGAAACCGTCCACCGGAGTGGTCAGCGTGCAAAAGGTGCTGAACATCTCCCGGGTGATGATCACGTGCAGGGGTTCAGGGGAGGGTGGAATCTGCATATTTTACCAGGTAGGCGGACAGGTCTTGGAAGGCTAAGTTGAACGATTCACGACTGTCAACCAGCTCAAGCTGATCTGGTTGCATGAACTCGTATACAATAGCGAGCGCAATTTCATCCGCCCAGTCGCAAAAATTATCCCGATTTATGCCCGGCAGGCACTCCTTGTAGCGCTCCAGAGCCGCCTCTTTCATCCGGTCCAAAGTAGACGGCAATTCGTCAATGTACCGCTGCGGGTCTACGTTTTCAGCGGACTCGCCCATGGGCCGGATGTTCCTGGCGTCGCCGATGGTGAAGTAGTCGGCCACACCCTCTGATTCGTCGAACGGCGGAAATGGATCGCTCACGTGTACGCGGGGCAGGTAGCGCCGCAGCAGCCGGTGATAAAAGCTCAGCTTGTCCTGGTTGTAGCTGCCGACCAGGAGAGTGCCGTACTTGGAAATCCAGCTGCGCACCAGGTCCAGAAACTCGTGCCGGTGGCCCAACGCGTGATGTCCGCCCACCTGGCGCTTCTGCTGGCTGTCCGGGTCGAACGACAGGCCGCGCCGGTTGAGCGAAATTTCGTTGAACTTGACCTCCTCGCCCTTGATGTGCTTTTTGCCCTGCCAGAGCTTCATGTTGTAGTCCCCGACGTCGGCGGCGGCCACCAGGGTGTAGCCCTCGGGCGTCCACTCGCCGTCGGTTTCCAACAGGCTGAAGGCTAACTGGGCGGCGTTCATCCTTTGCCGAAAATGTCGTGCCAGGGGTGGTTCGGGTCCCGGGCCGCCTGCCGGAACTTTTCGTGCGCGGCCCGGATGGTCTTGGGCGGCCAGATGATCGGGCCTTTGCAGTCGGAATGGTACGCCTGATCCATGCTCTCGCCCTGGAAAAAGACGTGCTTCTCGTGAATTTCCTGCTGGCAGTGCGGACAGACGTGATACGTCTCTGCGCGCGTGGCCTCAATTACTTCCAGGGACTGGGTCGGCTGGCTTTGCTGGCTCTCCCCCAGGACTCTTCGTAGCGTTGTGTTCATGCAGTGCCTTGGTTATGGCGTCTTTGTAGATACCGAAGCACAGCCCGCTGTAAAATCGGCCTGGCGTCGCGAGCTTCATCTTGCCCTGCTCATTCAGGAGCACGAATTCGACGGCCTGGGCTTCGCTGAAATGGTTCAGGTAGCACTTGTTGGCCGGGCTGCTGGGCAGGTGCTGGCCCGCCACCGGCTCCAGGTAGATTTTGTAATTCTTGTCGGTCGGCACCACCGTCGCACCGTTTTTGATGGCCTCCAGGGCGATGGATGGCTTCATGCCGCCGCAGTGGGAGCAGGTGTTGTCGTCACGCCAGTGCGGCTGGCTGTGGGAGTGGTAAACCAAAGGACTGGCCGCGATCTCAGCTTCGGTCATCACCGAGCACCGGCCCCAGAACGTGTCGGCGTCCTGGCTCACATGAACCTCCGCAGGGCCTCGTAGGCGTTGGTGGGATTAAAATTGCTGGTCGGCTCCGGCATCGTGCCGCCGTCCTTGGCCGATAGCAACGCCATGGCGGCGTGGCCCTGCGCCTGGGGCGCGTCTTCAGTCAAGACCGTCATATTCTGCACCATGGCCTCAGCCTCCTCGGTGGACACGGCTCCGGCGGCGGCCATCTCCTGGCCGTTGCGCGCAGGCGCTCCAGTGCGCCGGTGGCCCAAAAGCACATCCATGGCGCGCATGGCTGGATCGCTCTGGCCCATGCCGTTCTGGGGCAGCTCCGGGGCGTTCTCCAGGTCAGCCACGGTAAACTTCTGCGGGCTGCCGCTGCCTGGCACTTTGGAGGGGTCGATGGGCTGCTGTGAGTCGGGCGTGCAGTCCGGGGCGGTCAGCGCCGAGTACGGCGTCAGGTACTTCTCCTTTTCGCCGGTCGGCTTGCTGGGTTCCTGGACCACCCGGGTCAGCGGAGCCAGCGGTTTGCCTACCACTTCCTGGGTCATGTCGTGCTCTTCGGCGTCGTCAGGAATTACCCCTTTGGTGCCGCGCTCTTCGCCAAGCACACGTTTCAACATTGGATTCATACGCGTAATTTTGACATTTCCCGGTCGTAGGAGGCCGCCGTGGCCGGATCGTGCATCCGGATCAGTTCGCTGGCCAGGGCGATGATCTGGTCGCGGTCGCCGCGCTTGGCGGCGGCCACAATGGCGTTGGCCAGCTCCACCTCCCGGCGCTCTTCCGGGCTGCCGGAGGTTTCGCTGTCTTCGCCCAGTACCTGTGCAATCAGTGCATTCACGAAACCGGCTCCATTGTGCCTTTGTCACGGTTGGCGACCACCCGCTGCAAAATCTGGGAATAATCGGACGACGGCTCCGGCACGGGAATGTTCTCCGAATCCGCCAGCTCGTCCAGCAGCTGGCCAAGCTCGCGCCCTGCGCCCTGGCCGATCACAAAGCACAGGTTGACAAAATCAACGTAGCTGGCGGGTGTAAACATCAGCTGGGTGGCCACGTCCATCTTCTGGCCGGATTGCCACATGCGGGCCAGCTCCTGAACCGGCACGGTGCTGGATTGAGCTGGCGGCGCATCCATCTCGGTTGGCTCCGGATCAATCTGGGCTGGCTCCGGACCTGCTTGCGCCTGGCTCTGAGCCGCGTCGTCTACCTCGGGCGGCGCGATTTCATCGTCCGACTCGCCCAGCAGGCGGCGCAAAAATGGGTTGTAGCTCATACCTGGGCTAACTACACCAGGTCAGTGAGAATCCGATAACCGACCTGCTCAAGTTGACGGGTGGAGCTGCCTGCGTTCATGTAGCCGCCCGACCACGGGGGATAGATCAGCTTGAACGGACGGTAGTAGTGACGGTAGCTATACTCACGCGTGGCCCGGTTCATGGCCTGGGAGGCAACCAGGTCGGCCTGCTTGCGCGGAACCCCGGCAAAGCTGGTGGGGACATCCTGGTGCTGGAGCAGACCATGTTCGATGTCCAGGCAGTTCATGTCCTGCTTTTCCATCTGGATGAAACCAGCCAGGCGCGCCCGGATGTTGAAGTCGCAGTGCTCCTCGCCGAATTTCCCAAACTCAGTGTCGAAGTAACCGATCTTTTCAATCACCGCCCGGGTCATGGACATCATGATTCCGGTCATGCGCGGCAGCATCTTGACCTTGTACCCGCGCCAGGGGTACGTGACCCACTTGTAGCTCTCCGGGTTGCCGGAGATGGCCGGGCTGGCCTTGTCGAAGTCGCAGAAACAGAACAGGCCCACGCCCAGGTCATCGTGCGCCTGGGCGTACGCGCGGACGAAATCACCGGTGACCAGCAGGTCGTCGTTACACAGGCACAGGTGGTCGCAGCCCGAGTCCATGAACATTTTGATCAGCCGGTTGCTGTTGCCTGCCACCCCCAGGTTGCGTTCGCCCAGGAGCACCCGGGCGTTGGGATAGACCGCCGCCGGGTCGCCGCTGTCTACGTATTCCGTGGCCATGAGATCGCGCCGGTAGGCGTACTCTGTCGTGCGGCCCGCTTTCAGGAAGCTCGACGTGCTGTCCCGCTGGCCGCAGTCTTCAGCGATGGCGCACTGGTACTGGGAGCAGTGCTCTTCAATTCCGGCCATCATGGCCTGGAGCGCCGCCAGCCGCCGGAAGGTGAGGATGCCGATGAAAGATTTCATGATTCAGATTCCGTGAGCACGCCGATGACTTTTGGCTCGCCGACGATTTTAGCGGCGGCAGCGTTGGCCCGGAACAGGCACGTCAGCGTTTCCACCGCCTCTTTGGCCGCCTGGTCGTACAGCTGGCCGATCAGGCAGTCGTGGCCCCAGGGCGACGTGGCTTTGATCTCCACGGTCAGCTGGATGCGGGCGGTGGCTTTGACCCGGGGCAGGGGCATGACTTTGGTTTCCATACGCTTCAGTTGTTAAGCCGGGAGGTCAGCACCTTGCCCATGCGAAAGCGGACCGCCTGGCGGGCCGGGATGTGGTATTGGGCGGCGTGTGGGCGCTTGGGGTTGCGGCCCACCTTGGGCTTGCGGGTGACCACCTCCAGCACGCCGAAGTTGCGGAACTCCACCCGGCGGCCCTTGCCCAGCGCCTCGGTGACGCAGTCCAGGATGGTGTCTACAATTCCCAGGGCGCGGGAGACCGGCAGGTCCAGGCGCTTGTTCAAGTCTACGGCCAGCTGGTTGCGGTTGTAATTCACTTGTTCCGGCCCTCCCAGTAGCCCACCACGATGCGCGCGGCGGACTCTGGCATCAGATTGACGTCCGCGCCCAGGTCCAGCACGAACACGAGCACCCGGTAGCACAGCACCACGATCCACAGCTGGGTCACCACCACGTTCACGATGGCAAAGGCGATCAGCTCGTTGGCCGTCGGCGCGCCGAACAGCTTCCAGAAGCCCAGCGTCATCCAGCTGAACAGAATGAGGGCGGCCATGGTGAAGTCCAAGGGCGCAAACAGACCCAGCTTGCGCTGGGCCTCGAAGCGCGACATCGGCTTTTCGGGAGCGGGAATGGCAGGCATGTTAGCTGAGCGCCTCTTTGGCGTGTTGTTCGATCAGGGCGAAGATTTCCGCGAGCGAGGCGCAATCCCGGGGCTGCCACGCCTTCTGCTTGCTGACCAGCCGGGTCTTGAGCTTGTCGCTGGGCGCGCTGAACCGCAGGCGCATGGGGCTGGTGTTGTCTACCGTGAACAGGACCCGGTGCCGGTTGTTGGACGAGTCCTCGCCGTAGTAGACAATGGTTTCGTCTTCCACACGGCGGGAAAAGCTGTCATCCAGGTAGGCGATGATTTCCTGCTCGTCGCTGCTGGAAACCCGGAACTCCTTGTCCGCCGGGTGCGGCAGGCAGGCCGGGATGCGCTCCTGGTTGCGGCCCAGCAGGCGCGGGCTGATGGCCATAGTGGTCAGGCCCAGGTTGGCCGCTTCGATCCGGCAGCTGTCCCGCATGTCGCACATGTTGCATTTGCGGCAGTTGCGGGAGTACAGGATGCCGTAGCAGGACATGATGTTGCCGATCATCCGGGGCGGCTTGGCCCCGATCTCGATCAGCATCTCCTCCACCTCGGGCTTGCCCTTGACCTTCTCGTCAAATTGATTGCGCGCCGCCATCGTAAACAATCGCCGGACCACCATGTCGTCGTGCAGATTGGCGGGAATCTGGATGCCAAACAGCTGGCTCAAGGTGGCGATCAGGACGTTCCGGCGGCTTTGTTCATCTAGTTGTTCGTTGCTCATGTTGCGGTAGGCGGTGATTTTCTGCCTGACTGTTAGAACGTATTTGGCGAAGTCCTTGACATCCATGCCCAACCCCTCGGCCAGATGCTCGTTCTTGAGCTTGATGTTGAAGCCCTGGTCCTCCCGTTTACGCCAGGCGTCCAGCTGGGCCAGGCAGCAGGCTTTGGCGTTGGGCCGGTGGAGCTGCCGGAACACCAGGATTTCCGTCTCCGTCAACAGCGACTCATACTCCGCCTCGACCTCGCGGGCTTCCTGCTGGTCATGGTCGCTGCCGTTGGCCACCTGGACGTTCAGCTCCGGATCGTCCAGGCTCAGCTCGACGTTTTTGTGGTAAGCGGGGGCCTCCTCTTCATGCTCGTTGTCGTCGTCTACACTCAAGGGCTTAGCCCCTGGTGCCGGGGCGAAACGCTGGTCCCGGGGCGGCGGCTTCTGGCCGGTGCGCTTTTCCGTGAACCGGTACTTCTGTAGACGGCTGCGGGCCATGTTGCTCACGCAGGCCGTGAAGAAGCGGAAGAAGTCGTAGCGGCTGACCTGGCGGTCCAGCTCGCCCTTGCTGATCAGCTCCGCGAGCTTCAACCGGCCCTCGCCGATCAATTCGTCGTAGTGCATGAACGGGGTGGTCACATCCCGGTACTGCCAGGCCACGGAGGCGATCACGCGCTCCAGGTCTTCCATCATCTCTTCCAAGATGGGTGGTCGCAGCTTGGGGTCGGCCCAGAGCGGGCCGCGACAGACGTGGTGCCGGGTCAGTTTTACCTGCCAGCAATCACTGTCCGGAATCTTCGTCGAAAACGCCATATTCGCCATAACGTCGGGGGTCTCTTATTTCTAACATTTCGTTGAATATCTGTTCGGCGGCGCGCTGGGTCCGTTTATATTTGCGCGCCACCTCCACGACGGCATCGGGGTCCTGATCGCTGCGCTCGATGTCGCGGGCTATTTTTTGTTTCTCAACCAGCAGGGCCACGGCCTGCAAGGTTGGAAATTTGATCCGGTGGCCGCCAAAAATGGCCAGCACTTCCTTGCCCTTTTCGATGCCGATGATGTTGAACAGGTCGGGAAGAAAGGTGAAGCTCTCCGCCGCCATCAGCAGCTCGTACTCCGTGTACGGAATATAGGCTTTGTCGTAAAACGCCGTGCGCAAGGCCACCGTACACCACTCGTACAGGTACTTGCTGAATTCCAGGCTGAGACAGTAGGCGTAAGCCGCCGAGCGCACCACCGCCTGGCGGTCGTGCTCGTCCTCGACGATGCACTCCAGGGAGAAGCGCAGCGCGCCGATGATCTGCGGGTCGGACCAGCGACAGATGATGTCGGTGATCCGCTTGCGCACTTCCAGGGACAGGTCGTGCTTGTTGACTTCGTGGTCTTCGACGCCGTAAAACTTCTCCAGGTGCTCGCTGGTGACATGATAGCGCTTGCGGTACTGGTTGACCTTGACCAGCTCGGATTTGAACGCGTTCTTGGCGCACTTGCTGAACCAGGAGAAAAGCTTGCCTTTCTTGGGCTGCCATTTGGCCAGCCACTTGATCACCTTCTCCTGGGCCGCGCTGACCAGGATCGGGAGGTCCACCGTGTAGTGGAAGTCTTCAAATTGGGCCAGGCGTTGAAACATGGCCGTGGAACCGATGACGATCTCTTCCAGGACGAGCATGGCCTCTTTGTGACGGCCCGTGGCATTCAACTGCTTCCACTGGACCGCCAAAGGCGTTAATTTGCTCGCCGGAAAGATGTGCTCGCCGTCGACGGGATTGGATGCTTTCTTAGCCACCGGAAGGTAGGGTAACGAGGACGTAAACTTTGTCGATCAAGGTGGCAAATTCGTCGTTTAGATCGGCGGCCACTTTGTCCCCGCGCCGGACGTACGGTTCCATCAAGAGCATGATGGCGTGCAGATTGTTGATGATGGTCAGCCCGGGAATGTAAGGTATCTTGTCCCGGATGTAGGTGATTTCGTCAGTGCTGGGCTTGGTGCCTGACTTGATGGGCTTGGACAGCGCCGTCTTGGGCGCAGGTTTGGCCTCCACGTCCGTGTCCTCGCTTTCGCGGACTACGGCGGCTGCCGCCGGTGCGGGCTTAGCCGGGACCGGTTTAGCCGGGGCGGGCTTGGCTGGAGCCGGTTCCGCCGGGCGGTTGAGCGGCTTGAGTTCGGGTTTGACCTCCGCCTTGACGACCGGCTTGGGTTCAACTTTGGCGGCGGGCTTGGGTTCAGAAGGTTCTACTTTTGGGCGAGGGCTGACGGGTTTTTCCGGCGGCTTGGGTTTGGCGGGCGCTGTTTTCTTGGGTTCAGCGCTGCGCACGGGAACTGGCTTTTGCATCAGTTCCCTGACGACCGGCAGCGGCGTATCCAGTATCAACACACTGGTGGCGCTGCCAATGATTTGCTGCTTGGTCAGCTTGGGCACGTCTTTGCCGGAGCGATAGATCGCCCGGGTGAGGTCACAAACCGTTTTGGAGTAGTCGGTGCCGTTCGGGCTGCCGTCTTGCACGGTTTCGGTTTCTTTGCACAAGCTTGTGCTCAGTTGGGGTTCTTCCCGTAGTACGTCGTTTACCCGACGGTACCATCCCGCAGTCAGATCAGTGGGCATAATGTTAAGGCTTAAAAGCGAACGGCAACGTAGCAAAGAAATGACAGGTTGCCGTTCCAGGTACAGTGTTTATTAACTGGTCTTAGGTATACAGCTTAGGATCAGAGGTTTCAACAAAAATCGTACAAAAGTACTCAAAAATTTTTATCGAGCCTCAATCCGCCTCTTCCTGCCCCACGGCAGGCCGCCGACGGCGGTTGGTGCGGGTGGGCAGCGTCTCTTTTTCCGGCGCGGCTTCCTCGGCGGCTTCCGCCGCTTCGCCCGCTTCCGCCGCCGCGACTTCGGCTTCCGCCGTTTCGCTTGTCTCCGCCGCCGGTTCTTCGGTCGGCTTTTTGACCTTACCGGCCAGGTGGTTGTACGCCTCCGGGTCGTCGTTCTCGCTCGTGCCGTAGGGCATCAAGCGCTGCCGCAGCGCGTCTTTCATCTGCACTAGAGCTGGATTCCAGGCCCCATAACATTGGGCCGTGGCGATGTCGGTCTGAATGGCGTGCGGCAGCGTCCGCAGCTTGAGCGCGCCCGCCTGGTTGCGCTCCACGCTGATGCGCCGCAGCGTTTCATGGATCATGGGTTCCCGTTTTTCAGGCGACACGTGCTTCCAGGCGTGATAATCGAAAATCAGGATGAAGTCCGGCTTGTCCTTCATGAACAGCTTGAACTCGGGACTGATTTTGCGCAGCTTGACCGGCGCGCCCGCGCTGGGCTTGGTCTCGCCCTCTTCGTCGGTCTTGATGTAAAAGACCGCCTTGATCTCCACTTCCTCGTTGGTAAGGCTGCTCAGTAGCAGCTCTTGTTTTGCCAAAACGGACTCTAAAAGGTCCGTCAATTCCTTCTCCGTTGAGTACTCAGTAGTTGTTGCCATAGTAATTTTAAGTGTTAAGTTCCTCTTCTTCCTCTTCCAAACAGATGCTGCCGTCCAGGCCCGGCGTGTTGTCGCAGAAGGCAATCGCTGCCTTCCACAATAAGTCTACGTCAGCCTGGTGCTCCGCCATGAACTGCGGCCACTCGCTCCGGTACTTGAATTCCGGGTCCTTGCGGCTGCCGCCCCGGCGGGGTGTCGGCAGGTCATCATCTTCGTCCAGGGTGGTGGTTGTGGCCGCCGCTCCGAACGTCGTCGGCGTGATGCCGTTTTTGTTGAATTTCAGCACGAAGCCGACGCCTTTTTCCTTGGCCCGGCACTCGATGAAGCCCAGGAACAGCATCGTCTCCAGGCGACTCCAGGCGTCGTTAAGGCCGCCCTGCTTGGGGTCGGTCAGCAGCACCATGCGGCCCTCGCGCAGCGGTGGCTTGATCCGGTTTTTGGACGTGTGGAAGCCCAGCTGAAAACCGGCGGAGAACTTGGCCGTCGGCAGCAGCTTGTACTTGGCGTCCATGGCCCAGAAGAACACCCGGTGGCTGGCGTAGAACCGCAGCGCGAAGCCGCCGCTCGATTTGTAGTCCTTGGGGTCAATCGCGAACGTGGGGCGCTTGGACGGACCCTGCTTGAACGTGGAACGCACCTGGTTGGTGCAGATCAAGCATGCGTTGAGCGTGTTGATCCGGCGGACCAACCTGGCCAGGCCGCGACTGATCTGCTGCGGGGCGCGCGGAAAGTCCTGGGCGTCCCAGTCCGCGTTCAGCTCCTTGTTGGTGACCGTGCTGGCAATCGTATCCACGATCATCAGCGTGAACAGGGTGCGCTTGGGGTATTTGGCTTTCCACTTCTCGGCGCTGTCCAGGCACTTGTCGAGGGACTTGAACATGTTCTCCGTGGTGTCGCACCGAAAGTTCACGAACTTGATGGCCTCACCCTCAAAGGTGACCTTGCCGTCCATGTCCAGGGAACCTTCATTGTCGATGTAGAAAACCATCGTATCCACGGTGGCCGGGTCAACCTCCTCGAAGCCAACCAGCTTGTTGTCGTCGTCCCGGATCAGCCTGCGAATGTGCTTCTGCCGGGCGCGGGCGGCGCACCGGATCGACATGGCTGTCTTACCGGAGCTTTCCAGGCCGTAGATTTCCACGATGCGGCCAAACGGCATGCCGCCGACAATTTCGTCGAACGCGTCGATGCCGGTGGACAATGAGTAATCAACCTGGGACAGCGTTTCCTCGTCGGTATAACACACGTCCCACATTTGATCCCCGTGGCTCGTGCTGGACAACGAGTTGAACAGCTCGTCCTGGGGATCAAGACTGGGTGCTTTCTTACTCATTTATTTTTGCCCAGGTTGGTGAGGCGGCTGCGGAGCGCTTCAGCGTTTTTACCGGTACGGCTCACCGGCGGCGGCGGTTCACCGCCCTCGCTCTTGCCGCCGACCGGCTCCTTGGCTGGCGGAGCTGAATCCCGTTCCTCCTCGGGCAGGTTTTCATCTTCATCCTCAACTGACTGGGATTTGCCGCCCTCGGCGCGTGCCCGGTTGGCTGGAGACGTCAATTTGCGCCCAGCGGGACGCGGATCGTCCTCTGGGTCTTTTTCCGGTTTGCCCTCGTCAGCCCCTTCCGGGTCAGCGTCCCGGCCAGCATCCGGTTCCGGGTCCGGGTCTTCAGCTTCCGGCGGCGGATTCTTAGGCTTGCGCTGCGGGCCTAGATCACCGTCATCGTCATCGTCATCCTGGCGGGTCTTGGCGCTGCGCGTGGACGTCTCTGTGGCAGCTGACCGGCGGCGAGGAGCTTCCTCGTCATCGTCCTCGCGACGGCGGCGCGGGGCTTCCTCCTCGGCGTCGGCCCGGCGGCCACGGGGAGCATCGTCATCGTCATCCCGGCGACGACGAGGAGCCTCACTTTCCGGATCACCTTCCGGGTCGGGGGCGCGGCGACCCCGGGGAGCTTCCTCTTCCGGATCAGCAGCCCGGCGGCCACGGGGAGCATCGTCATCGTCATCAGCGGCCCGGCGGCCACGGGGAGCTTCGTCTTCATCAGCCGCCCGGCGGCGCGGACGCACCGCGTCGGAGTCGCCCTGGCCGATCTTGCGGCTGGCGGCTTCGGCCTTGAGCAGAAACGCTTCCATCTCCTGGTCCGTGGGCAGCTTGATACGCGGCTCCTTGAGCAACGCTTCCAGTTTTTTGATGTGGGAGTCGAAGCTGGCGTCCTCGTCAAAAATAGGCAGGCTGTCCAGCTTGTCCAGCCGGGTGCGGGTCTGCGTGCGCATGACGCTGAAGTCATTGCCTTTGTGGTAGTCAAGCACACTGTCCTTCGACTTGCGGCCACCGGCCACGTAAAAGGCGTGCAGCTCCTCAAACACCGACTTGTTCAGGTTGAACACGTACGGGATCATGATCTCGTCCATGCTCATTTGCCTGCCGTTCTTTTCCAGCAGCACGCAATAGGTCATGTACTGCGGATTGGCCTTGAGGTTCCAGCCCCACTTGCTGACCACTTCGTCATGGTCGTCGTTAAGCTGGTCCGCCAGGGTGCAGATCGGACACTCGGTGTCCTGGTTGCCGCCCCAGTCTTCATCCGTCAGGCGGGGGCAGGTGAGGGGACGGCGATCCAGCCAGTGATTGGCCACGCGGGCGTACCACACGCCGGAGGGTCCCATGCGGGCGGGCAGGAAGCGCACCACGATAGTTTGGCCTTTCTCGATCTTGATCTGGCGCGCACCGCGCTGCTGGCTCTGGATGAACGCTGATTCTTTGTTCAGCTTGGCCAGGATTTTGGGGTCTAGGTTGTTGCTCATTGTGTTTGTGTCTGTATGTTTCAGTTGTACGACGGCCTCAGAGGTCCTCTTCTGCGGCCTTGCGTCGTGTTGTTTCGCTAGAACGGATTAAATCAATTTTGAGTTTG